GCGTTAAGCAGGCTCGTACCGCGTTCAAGGGCTCGTACCTTCAGGCACAGGTGAGCTTGGAGAAGACCATTCTCCAAATCATCAACGCTGACATCCGGTATCAGTATTTGATCCAGTCTGGTGTGAAGTACACCGTTAACTCCACTCGTTCGTTTGACACGAACATCAGTGGCGACATGCAGGCTCTGAACACGAAATTTGTGTCCACGGGTTCTCCTGCAACGTACATCCTCCCTGATGCTCCGTTGAACTTCAAAACGCTTTACCGCATCGGCACCTTCCTGCGTGAAGAAATGCTGGCGGAACCGTTTGCATCGAGGGACGGTGAATTCTTCCAAGTCATGCTGTCCGCTGACGCGATCGAAAACATCCGCAACGATGCTGACGTTAAGGAAGACCTCCTGTACCTTTCTGCTGGTAGCTTCAAGCTCGGTGAAGAGTCTATCAGCGGGTATCAGTTCCAGGGCTATCGGGGCTTTGCATTCGGTATCGACCAGCAGCCGCTGCGTGCAACCGGATTCGACGCAAGCGGCAACCTCGTTCTGGTCAATCCGATCATCAGCACCGCCGTCACCAATGGCTTCGCACAGCGCCGCAACCCAGCTTGGGTTACAGCGCCATATGAGGTCGGGTTTGTCATCGCGGGCGATGCGTTCAAGCGTCTCGTTCCCGAACAGTACGCTGGCGAAGGCACGTTCAAGTTTGCGCCGCAGCTTTCTATGGGCGAACTTGAGTGGACGTACTTCCGCGATAACGACTGTAACAAGTACGGCGACTTTGGTCAGCACATCTACCAGATCCAACGCGCTATTCAGCCCGTTCGTCCGCAGAATGTGGTGCCAATCCTGTACAAACGCTGTCCGTTTGACGGAATGCCGCTCCCTTGTTCGACCTCTGCAACTGGACTGTAAGTTGAACTGAGGTGATGTAACACGGAGGAGGGATGGAATGGCCATCCCTCCTCAAGTTGCGCCACATCAAATTTTCCGCTTATGCCACTTCCAGATATCGTCAGTAATCTCTCTACCGCGCAATTTCGCCAGTACGTCCTTGAGACTCTGGAGAGCATCGCGGGCACGACAGGACAGGTCGCAGGATTAAGCAATCTCTCTACTGCTAAGTTTCGGCAATACATGCTCGGCCTGTTAGTTGAGATCGCCCAAAACGGCGGAGGCGGTGGCGGGGCTCCTAGCGGCCCTGCTGGAGGAGATCTTTCTGCAACATATCCGAACCCAACAGTTTCAAAACTGCTTGGTCGCACATTGGCGATTGCAACACCCACAAACGGCCAAGTGCTTGCGTGGAACGCCACATCATCTTCATGGACTCCAACCAGCGTCACTGGCACAGGCACTGTTACGTCTATTACTGCTGGAGCTGGGCTGTCCGGCGGCACAATCACTAACAGCGGCACTATTGCCCTTACGACGACTGGAGTAGCGGCTCTCTCGTATGGGTCTTCAACGCAAGTAGCCGCGTTAACAATTGATGCCTACGGGCGTATCAGTGCTGCCAGCAACCAAGCAATCACTCCTACGGGCATCGGGGCACAGCCTGCGCTGACAACTGCTGCACCGCTTGCGTTGAGTCTTGGCGGAACTGGATCGACAACCGCAGCCAGCGCGTTAAGCAACCTTGGAGGTATTACGTCTGCATCGCTGGCCGGACTGGCCACTACAACCCAGTTGTCTGCATATCAGGCGGCCCTTACAAGCGCGTCTCCTGCTGCCATCGCGCAAGGCGGCACCGGAGCCACAACGGCTGTTGCTGCTCTGTCAAACTTGGGCGGTATTACATCGGCAGCTCTTGCTGGTCTTGCATCCACATCGCAGTTGTCTGCATTCCAAAACAGCGCACAAGTACAGTCTTTGGCGTCCGCTCAAATCGCAGCTATAACGCCTGCGTCAATCGGTGCGTTGTCCACATCGCAGGCGTCGTCTTTTGCTACTACCCAGCAAATCATCGGAATTGCCACAACCGCTCAGTTGTCGGCGTTTCAAAATAGCGCCCAAGTTCAATCGCTTGCCTCTGCCCAGATTGCCGCCATTACACCAGCGTCTATCGGCGCACTTTCAACAGCAGCAGCGGCAGGGTTTGCAACCACCGAGCAGATTGCAGGCATTGTCGTGACTTCGCAGTTGTCTGGATTTGCTACCACAAGCCAAATTAGCGGATTTGCCAACACCGCTCAAGTAAGCGCAATTGCATCTGCTCAAATCGCTGCAATTACTCCGGCCTCATTGGGCGCTGTAGCAACAAGCGATATCATCGGAATTACCAAAGGCGGCACGGGATCTACAAGCGCCGCTGCTGCGTTGTCCGCGCTCGGAGGTATTACTTCAGCAGCATTAAGTGGGTTTGCTACTACAGCTCAAGTTAGTAGTCTTACAAGCGCACAGGTTGAGGCGTTAACGTCCGCGCAGATTGCTGCACTCGGAACGGGACTTGGTGCAGGGCAAAAGTACGTTGCATCAAAGACGTACATGATTGGCGATGTAGTGTCACTTGAAGGGTCTTCCAATGTTTACGTTTCCATTGTTGATAATAATGTTAATTTTCCATTGTATGATACTAATTATTGGAAATTAGCAGATGCAAATGCTCTTTCTTTAAGAGGCTACGGGTTATCTTCAAATGTTCCACAAAACGGGCAAATTTTAAAGTTTCAATCTGGATACGACATTTGGGTGCCAGGTGAAGTAAGCATTACGTCAGCACAGCTTCCTTCAAACACTTTGGAAGCCATTGGAGGAGCGCCAATTTCAGATCCAGTATTTACTGGGTATGGGCCAAAGGGGCCAACAAGACCTGCCGGAAGCAATGATACATTTTTAGCTACAACTGCGTTTGTTGCACAAAACAGTTCGTTGTTTAAATTTAGCCCTGTTGGACAGTCTCAAGAAATTTCTGTTGGCACTAAGTACATTACTGGATCTGGACTTTCGTTTATTCCAAAACAATCGGTTTTGCTTTATGCAAACGACTCGAACTACATGACTGGTTCGATTGCTTCATATAGTGGCAGCTTGCTTGTTATAAATGTCACAAACGCAGTCGGAAGTGGATCTTACGACATCACCATAACTGTATCTCCAGAAGTTGCGGGTGGAGGAGGGCTGGATAGCGCACAGGTTAATGCGTTAGTTACCGAGCAAATTGCAGCACTTGGCACTGGACTAGGCGCAGGACAAATTTGGAACTCCTTAAAAACATATTCGGCAGGCGATGTTGTAACCACAAGCGGAACTTCAAATACTTACGTTTCAATTCAAAGCAACAACACTGGCAATCCGCCAGCCAGTGGATATCCTTGGGTGCTTGTTGCCGGAAGTGCGATTCAAATACAGGGAAGAAATGTAGCAATGGCCACTCCAGCTTCCGGTGAGGCGCTGGTCTGGGATGGCACTGCATGGACGCCGACAGCCACCTCTGGATCTGGAACAGTCACAAGTGTTGGAGTCAGCACAACTGGCACTGGACTTACCACAAGCGGAACCAATCCAATTACGTCGTCTGGAACCATAACGATTGGTGGGACGCTGAACGTAGCAAGCGGCGGAACTGGCGCAACTGACGCGGTTTCTGCTCTTGCAAATCTCGGTGGCATTACAACCGTGGCGTTGTCTGGATTTACGAATAGCGCACAAGTTCAAGCTCTCGCGTCAGCTCAGATTGCAACAATCACGCCTGTGTCGATTGGTGCGTTTGCTACAAGTGCTATCATTGCTATCGGGAGCGGCGGAACAGGCTCAACAGACGCTGTAAGTGCGCTGGTTGCGCTTGGCGCTGCTCCGCTAGCCTCTCCTGCCTTTACTGGCACGCCAACTACACCTACAGCCTCCGCTGGCACTAACAGCACTCAGATTGCATCCACGGCGTTTGTGTTGTCTAATTCTGGAGACAGGTACTTAACTACCTCGACAACCTCAAACACGATTACCAACGGCACAAAGACGTTTACTGTAGCGTCCGGCCTTTCGTACACGCCAACTCAAGACATAACCATTGTCTATGATGCGGCAAACCACATGCACGGCAGTGTGACCAGCTACTCTGGAACCACACTTGTTGTAGATATTGTGCAGCACAGCCAGACTAGCCCTGGCCCCTACACGCAGTGGACGATCAATGTTGGCGGCTTGACCAACACCGCTGGAACACTTCTGTCTGCAAACAACTTGTCTGATGTTGCCAGCGCGTCCACTTCGCTAACCAACCTTGGCGGCGTGTCTACAGCAAGGACTGTTTCTGCCGGAACAGGATTGTCTGGTGGCGGGGATTTGACAGCAGACAGAACTTTGTCTTTGGCCGACACAGCAGTAACTGCTGGATCTTATGGGTCTTCTACGCAGATTGCCGCACTTACAGTAGACGCGCAAGGCAGGCTGACTGCTGCGTCAAATGTTAATATTTCTGCTGGGCTAACTTCGGCTGACGTACAGGCACTGGCTACTCAGCAGATTGCTTCCATTACTTACCCTGTATCGGCAATTGTTGACAGCACATCTAATGCGCTAACAATTACTCAAAATGGAACTGGAAATGCGCTTGTAGTTAATGATACTTCTGGCGATACAAGCCCATTTGTAATTGATGCAAGTGGAAGAGTTACAATTGGAAGTACATCTGGATCTTACCCGTTATCGATTGTAGGAGCCGCAGGAACTTTTAAATTTGACGTTGTTACATCGAGCAGTTCTGTAGACATTGGATCAACCAATGCTCTTTCAATTGGTCTTCACACAAACAACACCGAAAAAGTACGCATTGACACTTCCGGCAATGTAGGCATTGGTTCGCAAAGTTTTGGAGCAGGTGCATCAAGAGTTCTTGCAATTGCAAGTGGATCTGCTCCATCAACAAGTCCAGGCTCCATGTTCCAAATGTGGAGCGATGGCACAAATTTATTGGGAAGAACTCCCTCTGGAGTTGTAAGTGTTATCAATCCACTTCAAATGAGTGTAAACTCATTTGGGTCAAGTGGCACTTGGACAAAACCCACAAATGCAAAACGTGTTCGCGTTCAACTTTGGGGCGGCGGAGGAGGCGGAGGAGGCGGAGCCAGAACTGCTTCTGGAACTTTAGGAGCAGGCGGAGGAGGTGGTGGAAGTGGTAGTTTTGTTGACGTAACTTTTGATGCATCTTTATTAGGAACAACAGAAACGATAACTATTGGATCTGCTGGTGTGGGAGGCGCAAGTGCCGCTACTGATAGCACAAATGGTGGCGCGGGCGGGGCAGGTGGAACAACAACTTTTGGATCAAGGCTTACTGCATTCGGCGGAGCCGCTGGTGGCGGCGGAACGCAAGGTGCCACAGTTGCAGGCGCTGGAGGTGCCGGAGGATTTAATGGAAATTCAGGTTCTGCTGCATCCACAACAGGCGGAGCAGGGGTTGGAGGTGTTCCTGCAAATACAACATCGACCTGCGGACAGGCAAACGGAAGTGGAGCTTCTGGTGGAGGAATTGCAATTACACCAGCAAATGTAGCGGGTGGAGTAGGGAGTAGATTTTTGCCATTAAACATTACTGGCGCAACAGCAGGCACAGCAGGTGGAGGGACTGGAGGGATTGGAACTACCAATGTCACAAACGCGGGAATTGGAATTATTGGTGCTGGCGGAGGAGCTGGTGGAGGATCTAATATTGCAGGTGCTGGAGGCGCTGGTGGAATTGGAGGAATGGGAGCAGGCGGTGGCGGTGGTGGAGCTTGTTTAAATGGGGCAGCAAGTGGAGCGGGTGGCGCAGGTGGAGGTGGCTATGCGGTTATAACAACGTACTTTAATTAAATGAATTACGCACTCGTTAACAAAGAAACCAATATTGTTGAAAACATTATTACATGGGACGGAGTCAGTGAATGGGTTCCTTCTGTTAATGTTGATGTAATATTTTTGTCTGAGCTAGAGACTGCATACATTGGCGGAACTCGCAATTCAGACGGAAGCTACAGCAGGCCACCTGAAGAATAATATGCCTAAAAAAGCACCATCATTGTCGGTCGGAGACGGCGAAAAGCTGCCTGTTTCAAAAGGCGCTGGCCTGACAGCAAAAGGCCGCGCTGCTTACAACCGAGCCACCGGAAGCAATCTCAAAGCTCCGGCACCGAACCCAAAAACAAAAGCTGACGCTGGCCGCAAAAAGTCATTCTGCGCTCGCATGAGCGGAATGAAAGGGCCAATGAAAGATGAACAAGGAAGACCAACACGAAAGGCTGCAAGTCTTCGGCGCTGGAATTGCGGAAGCAAATACAAATAAAAAACAACATGAAATACCTACTTGAAAGACTTAAAGAGCCATCTTCTTGGCGCGGACTTTTTGCACTTCTGATGGCCTTGGGAGTCAAACTGCATCCCGAGCTTCAAGAAGCAATTTTGTCAGTCGGGCTATCTGCGATCGGACTTGTAAACTTCTTCCGAAAGGAGAAGGGAAAAGATGCTTCTGACGCTCCTGCAAATCCTTAAAGCGTGGCTCGAAATCAAAGCCAAACGAGCCTCTTGGGAACTTGAGCGCGACATTGCCAATTATTGCGATGACATCGAAAATCAAATTCTCAAAGCTCGGGCTGATGGCAACGATGCTGTTGCTGACCGCCTGCGCGAAAGATTTGCCCGTTCCAGCGCGGTGCTTGTATCCGCCGAACGGAATTCTTGATTTAAAGCAAGGCCAGCAATACACGGCTCAAAACAACGAAAAATGGCATTCAGAAGCTCGCTATCAAAAGCTGGAGATGGATTATCTGAATGCTATTGCCGCCAAGAAACAAAGCGACCACAGATGAACTTAAAAGAGCTTGGGATTGACGTTTCACTGGCCATTGCTGGGCTTTTTGGGAGCGTGCTTACCAGCACCAAGCGATCTGGTGAAAACATCCCGAGAACGATTGCATCTTTGGTCGGTGGCGCTGCTAGTGCAAATTATGTGACGCCACTGATTCTAAAACTTGGGCACATAGACAATACTGAGCCGAGCTTTGGTTATGCTGCGGCGTTTTTGCTGGGGTTTTGCGGATTGAGAGCGGTAGAGACCTTGAGCCAAAAGATCATGCCTCAACAAAATGAGCAACACACACCTACTCGTACTGCTAAACGTCGCCGCTAACACGGTTCTGGCGGCGTCTGCAATCCATCTTCTGCTCAAAGTGTTTGGGCACGAAGATTCGGATATTTACAAGCGTCCGTATGCGGCTGTGCTGTGTAAGCTGGCAACCTCAATCACGGTGTGCGGCAGTGTCGCAAACATACTGGTGCATGAGGTTCCTCCAATTACCGAATGCCTTTTGAATATAGGTGTTTCAATGAACTTTGTGTGGATCTCGTTTTTTTACGGGATGTCAAAGAAACCAAAGCGCCAGACGGCCCCAAAGGCTTCTGTAGCTTCAAAGAAGCCCTCAAATGGAAGACCAAAACGTGTTTGACGATATAAAGGACATCGTAAGTGTTGTCGGCATTAATTTTGTTGGGCTTGCCATTTCGCTTTCGGAAGCTGAACAAATCTTGAGGATCTGCTCTGCCGCAGCCGTGTGCGTGTATACGGTACTAAAAATTGCAAAAATGCTTCGCAAATGAACGTCTCAGAAAAAGGTCTCAAGTTTATCATCGACGCCGAAACGGGTGGCGAAGCGTACTACAACAAAAAGCTCAAACGTCCATCATGGCCAGGGGCGTCGTCCGGCGTCACCATTGGCGCTGGATACGATCTTGGCTACAACACGGTCAGTCAGCTTTGTGAAGACTGGGATGGAAATCTCGATGGCGACCACATTGAAGACTTAAAACAGGTGTGCGGGATCAAAGGGGCTCCAGCTAACGAGCTGGCAAAAGGACTGAGCCACATCGAGGTTCCTTGGGAATCAGCCGTGGCTGTGTTTAATAAATGCACTGTTCCGAGGTTTTACGCGCAGATGGTGCGTATATACCCAGAAGCTGCCACGATCGATCCTGACGCCGCCTGTGCCCTGCTCTCGCTTGTTTTTAACCGAGGCAGCTCGCTTAATGGCGAGCGCAGAAAAGAAATGGCGGACATTCAAACCGCGTTGAAGAAAAACGATTTGCCTGCTATCGTCGGCCTGCTTCGCGAACAAAAACGACTTTGGCCCGACTCAAAGGGGCTCAGAAACAGAAGAGACGCAGAAGCAGACTTCTTTCACGCAGCAATTGCTTAACTTATGGACACGGAAAATTGCCACATTTGCAACGCTGACACGCCTTATCCGAGCGTTTCGGCAGAGTCAGTGCCATCACTGATCAACAATTTGACTTACGCACTATACGGTCTGATCACAAAAACTGTTTTAAGCGGGAGAGTTCAATGGACGATTCCATGTGATCCCAATTCAACTGCTTCGATATGGGGATACACAAGGAACGAAGGCGAAGGTCTGATGTGCTACTTTTTAAGAGTGCTTCAAAACACAAACCCAGGCGCTTGGCCTCCAGGCATTGCTGGTCAGTTTTTGACTTCGCTTGGTGGTGGTGCTGTTGCTTGGACTAATACAGCAGTTAGCACCGCAACAACGTCTTTGATTGGTGGATTTAAATTGGCGTCTTCAGGGTCAGATGTCTCAATATCGACGGCGTCAATTCTTGCGCTTTCAACTACAGGAGTTGCTGCGGGAACATTTGGAAGCCCAACTCAATGGCCAGTAATAACCGTCGATACAAAAGGCCGCTTAACTGGAGCTTCTGTACAGTCAATTGCAATTACATCGGCGCAAATTAGCGGCATTTCAGCATCTCAAGTAGGTACTGGACTAACGTCTGCTCAGATTACTGGTTTGTCTGCGGCACAAGTAGGCACTGGACTAACGTCCGCGCAGATTAGCGGAATTCCTGCATCTGCTATTCCGGCTTCTGGTGTGGCGGCTGCAACATATGGATCTGCTGGGACGCATCCAACGATAACTATTAATGCAAGTGGTATCATTACTGGCGCGACCAATCAGGTGATATCCATTGGCGCTAGTCAGGTGTTGGCAGGTCTTACGTCCGCTCAAATTAATGGCATATCAGCATCTCAAGTAGGCACTGGACTAACGTCTGCTCAAATTACAGGCATTAATGTAACTCAAGTGGGATCACTTGGCGCTAACGTATCTGCATTTCTTCAGACGCCAACTAGTGCAAATTTAATCTCAGCCGTAACTGATGAAACTGGCACTGGCACAATTGTATTTTCGACATCCCCAGCAATTGTAACGCCAACGCTTACAACTCCCACAATTAATGGGTATAGCGAAGGAGTTACTGTTGCTGGGCCACTAGCAAGCACCTTCACACTTTCAATAACGACTTCGACTGTATTTGTTCTAACTCTTGCAAGTGCCACTCCATGTACATTTACGATGCCAACCGCATCTGCAAATAAGTCATTTGTTGTGTATTTAAAGCAGCCAGCATCTGGAGCAGCAACTACTGCTGTATTTACAGCAGTAAACTGGGTCAACGCAACTGCTCCAACCGTAACTGCCACACTTGGACGAATGGATGTATTTTCATTCTTCTCGGATGGAACTAAGTGGTTTGGAAATTACATTCAGAACTTCACCTATTAATATGTTTGCCTCTGGTATTTTACGCACATCCAGAAGAGTGCTTCCGTTTCCTTGGGTAAACTTTGCTATTGTTGGTGGTGGCGGCGGTGGAGGTAGGGGAAATACTGGAACTGGAGCAGGCGGCGGCGGTGGTGGTGGTGGCGTCTTGATATCTACATTTCAAGTTTTGCTATCAACTCCATACGCCGCAGTTGTTGGCACGGGAGGACTTGTTAGCACAATAGCAGGAAATTCAAGCATTTTTGGATTTACAGTCGCAGGAGGAGGAAACGGTGGAGATGCTAATTTAGTTGGAAGTAATGGTGGATGCGGTGGTGGTGGAGGGCTTGCGGCAGGTGGAGGAGCAGATAGGGCTGGCGGAACAGGCATTGCTCCATATGGATTTAACGGAGCGTCATCCCGTGGCATTATTTATGATCCAAATCCAGGACTTTCAAGTTGGGGCGGCGGCGGTGGAGGGGCTGGAGCAAATGCTCCAGATCCCGCCACGCCGCCGCGTGCAAATGGCGGTGGAAATGGCCTCCAAGTGTACATAGGAGGTATGCCATATCAAACATTCGGAGGTGGTGGAGGTGGTGGTATTGGATATGGAGATGGATCAACTGTAGGAGGAGCTGGAGGAGCTGGCGGCGGCGGAGCTGGAGGCGGTTCATATCCAGCCAATGGGACTGTAAACACAGGAGGGGGTGGTGGAGGACAAGGCGGACAAACCTTTGTCGGCTTTAATACTCCATCAACTGGAGGCACTGGAGTTGTATTAATTTGGTATGCTGGCGTAAGTCGCGGCACGATTCAGTCTGGTACTGGATCGACCACATCATTCAATTCAAACACCGTGCATACTCTAACATCAAACGCTCAAATAATTTTTTCATAATGAAAAACAACGACAGTAGCAAGTATATCGACCTTGGAGAGTCGCTTAAACCTCTTGAAATGACATTTTCAGATCCAATAGCTGAAAAGGTTCACTATCCGACACTTTATTTTAGCGGAAAAAACGAGCTAAAAGCTCTTCCGCAAAACGGAGAAGCGACGATCTATTACAAAAAGGTGATGGAACGCACTGAGAAGATCACCCGAGACGGCAAAACCGAAACACGATACGTTGTTGAACTTGAAATCCACGGGATCGAGCCTGAAAAGGCTGACGAAATGGAAAACGAGGCTACCTCCGATGAAGACGCCATCGAAGAAGGATTAGAAGAGGCGTCCAACGAAACCGAAGAAGAAGAAGAAGACTAATATGGCCACACAACCACCAATGCCACCCGCAGGAGACGCAATGCCGCCAACCGGAGCCTCTGACTCCGTTATGATCCAAATGCCAAAGGCAGCATTTGACATGATGGCATCGCTCGTCATGGAACTTGCCGCCGGAGTACAAGACCTTCAAGCCTCTGTTGAGATGCAGAAGTCAGGAATGGCCGAAAGCCCCGCTGGCGGCCCTGCTGGCGCTCCAATGGGTGGAGAAGCCCCAATGGGAGAAATGGCTGACGAAGAATTCCTAAAGGAACTCGCAAAAGAAGGCTCGATGTAGTAGCCTAAAGACATGTTCGTCTCGCAAATCATTGAAGAGGCGTCGGAAGTCCTAGCGACTACCGACTTCGCTAAGGTTTATCGCAAGCTGACGCAAGCGGTGCAGACTCTCATGGAGTCAGGACACCATTTTCATGCGATTTCCGAAGTCGATGTTTGCACCGGATGGGATGGAGTAACCGTTACGCTGCCGAGGAACGTAGAAGTACCTCTGGCGGTCAACGTGGACGGTTCTCCAACCTATTTTAGAAACCGCCTGTTCCAGTACCATGTCAACAAAGGGGGCATGTACAACAATGTGCAGTGGGCTTGGGACGATCGAGGCATGGTGGCGACTCAGATGGAGATTACACAGCCGTCTGAGTTAGTAGCAATTTCTGAGCATGAGACGGACGCTGGATTGCGCTTGCGGGTGATCGGCACCGACTCAAACAATCGCGAGCTTCGGACGCAGCTTGAAGATGGCACGCTTGTGGATGGCTTGCTTGTTCCGGTTCACGCTCAAAAAGACTTCCCTTACGGAACCATTGCTCCAGACGGGGCCACGATCGAGACACGATCGCTAAAGGTATCGCCGTTGTCTGATTTGATCAGCGCATCAATTCATCAATTCCTGTCTGGGCAGCCTGTAGTGTTGAACGCAAACGTCGGAACGGTTCCTTCGCCGTTGACTGCTGGCACCACCTATTACGTCGGCAAAATTGACGATAATACAGTCAACCTGCATGAGTCTCCGTTAGACGCCCAGAACGACATCAACGCCCTTAACTTCGACAGCATTGCAAATACCACTTCAGTCAACTTAGTGGATACTCGCAATGCAAATCTGTTTACGGTTCTTGAAACCAATCTTGAGCCTCCAATGGCGCTCGATTCTCCAAACGAGATCACTTTCAATGGTACGTCTAATATTCTTGCAATTTCCGTTATTAACCAAGGTCTTGGGTATGCATCAAATGCCACTGCCACAATTACAGACGCTGGTGGAGGCGGATCTGGAGCCACTTGCAGTTTGACTATTTCTTCTGGGAAAATCACGGCAGTCACAATGATAACAAACGGGTCTAATTACATAGATCCCTACATCACAGTGTTGCCTGCGCCAACCGGAACAGGCGCTACAGTTGCTACATTCTCATTTACTTTAGGCGCAAAGGTATTGCCTACTCCGCTTGCCGAAAAGCTCACCTACTTTACGCAGCGCGTTGAAGACAAGATATATCAGGTCTACGAGTCAATTGCAGACGCAACAAACAACACAAATCCTGTGTTGTTGTCTGGGAACAGTGGTCAATTTGCAGTTAATTTTCGGAAGCCAATCGAGCCACAAACAAAGCTGACATTCACGCTTTCACCAAACTTTTCTGCTGGAGATGTAGTTCAGTGCTACACCAATGGTGGCACGTTGCCGCAGCCAATCATTGCTGGCCAGAATTACTACGTCGGACAAGTAACAGGAGACCCGAATGCAATTACGCTACACCTCAACTACAGCGATGCAGTTGCAGGGTTAAATCCTATCAATTTCATCACAACAGGAAGCGGACAAAACTCAGTTGCAAAACTTCTTGATGCGACTGCATCCGGCGGAACGCAAAACAACATTTCAGTTAGCAATTTTAATCTTTCAACTGCTTCTGGAAGTGGCGCTTCAGTACAAGCATTTCCATCTGGTATCATTACCAGCGCAACCGTTGTTTCGGCAGGGTCTACATACAGTGCATCTACAGCAGCCGCCACACTTAATGACGCTGGTGGATATGATTACTCCACAGCTCCAACAGTAACTATTGTTGGCGGAAACCCAACAAATCCAGCAACTGTAATTGCGTCTGATATTACGCTGGCGACAGATGCTGCTACAGGGAAAAAATACATCGCAAGCATTGTAATTCCATTGGTGAGTGGCCAGCCAAACACCCGTGCAGGCGCTGGTTATTCTCCATTAAATCCACCAACTGTTTTAATTTCAGGTGGCCTAAATGCTGGAGGCGTAAGCGCAATTGCTTCTCCGGTGCTGTCTTTGGTTTCTGGAAGCACTACAAGTTACTACATTTCATCATTCACAATTCTTCCACGAGGGAGCGGTGGACGGCTTGACGTTAACGTAAACAGTGGAACAGGCGGTGTTTCTGCGCTTACTATTGTTAGTTCTGGGTCTGGATATCTGTATCCGCCTCGCGTATCAATCACAGGTGGAACAGGGGCAACTGGAGAAGTTGGAATCACAACATCTTTCCTCAATAATTACACCGTTCTTGCTGGTGGTTCTGGATACAACGCTGACCCAGCAGTGTTCATTACTGGAGGTGGTGGATCTGGAGCAACTGCTGTTACTGTCACGAACACTCGTGGTATTGGCGCTGTTTCGGTGCTTACTGGAGGATCAGGGTTTGCGGCAACAATTAGCGTTTCCATTGCAGATAGTGGTGGCGGCACAGGAACGGGAGCTACTGCAACTGGAGTGACATCTGGTGGTGTTCTTCAGTCCATTACAATCACATCAGCAGGATCTGGATATTCAAATCCAGTCATCACAATCATCCCAACTCCAACTACTGCGGCTACATTTTCTTTTACATATACCCGAGTTGTAACTGGCATCACTCCAATCACGGCTGGAACTGGATACACGTCTGCGCCTACCGTTACAGTGATTCCTTCTACAGGTGTATTTGTGCAGTTTGCATCTACCGGAACACTTCCTTCACCGCTTGTTCAAGGCGCAACGTACCGAGCAGAAAACCCATCCTCTGGAAGTTCGTTTACATTAAAGAATTTGGATTTTTCTGATGTTAACATCACTTCATCTGGAAGCGGAAACTTGTATTTGGTTCTTTCTAGAACTTTCGGAACTGGATTTACCGGATACTGGAATGGAAACTTTAGCGGTATAACAAGCGGTCAGAAAGTGTTTTTAGGAACTGATTATATTCTTCCCATAACGAGCCCTGTTGTTACGGATACAACTTCAAACATTTACATAAACAAGATCTCAGAAAACACAGCGGAACTTTGGTTGAACGCAATTACTACCGCTGGTGGTGGCACAAAAATATCAGTAGTTAATCTTGGAACTGGACAGGCATATTATGCAATACGCCGGACTGCTTACGCAAAAGCGTACAATAATTACATTTACCCAGACACTGTAGACTACCTGACAAACGGAATGCTTGTTCGCTTTACGGCAAGTGGATCTTTACCGTTTCCATTGGTTTCCGGCACAGACTACAAGCTCGTACTTGCTGGAGATAAATTTAGTCTTACAACAACGGACGGAACTCCGATTTTATTTGTTAACGGAAGCATTCCAACGCTTGCGGTAGGGTTGATGCAGATGGTGATTTCGAGGACATTTACTCCAAAACAATCCACCACAATTATTGCAGATCAGCTAACTTGGGACACTGGAACTGCAATTCAGGTACGCAACGCAGACGGAGATACACTTCCAATTGGACTTCAAGAATCAACGTCATCAACTCAGTACTATTACTACGTCCGTGACATAACTGGCAGTACCTTTGAGTTGTACACAACAAGAGCGCAGGCGTTAAACCTGTCCAGCACGGCTGGTCGAATCAGCTTTGTTAACATTGGAAAAACAATCACCAGTACGTTTTTTGGTGACTCAATATTGAGCCCAACACTGATTAAAACAATCAGCCACATCGAGAAGCCTGAGAGCGTCGGCTACATTAGCTTGTATGCATTCGACTACGGTCGCAGCAATGACATGACGCTGATTGGCCAGTATCACCCGAGCGAAACTAATCCAAAGTACCGCCGCATTCGCATTGGAAAGCCGTGCGCGTGGGCTCGCATTGCATATCGAGTCGCAAGCCCGAACATAACGTCCGTTTACGACTACATTCCGCTCGAAAACTCACGGGCAATCCTTGCGGCACTGCACGCTGTTGATTTGGAAGACAAGGACTTTGCTGAACAGGCGCAACGCTACTGGGCAACCGCGTATGCGTATTTAAAAAATCAAAACGATTCAATGGACGGACATGCTATGGCCCCTCCACAGATCAATAACCTCACATACGGTGACGGCACAGACTTCGTGATGTTCTAGCAATGAAAAGTCCTCAAATCACTTCTGGGCGTCAGCAAAAGGCGTCTGCTGGATGGATTCACGGAGTTAACTCTGTGCGGAATCCTTGGACGCTGCCGGAGGATCAATTCAAGTGGGGTGTAAACATCCAAATCAGAGGTGGCATCGCGCAGACTCGGCCAGGCTTCAAAATGAAGTTGTCGCTTCCTAAAGGAAATCTTCAAGGAGGACTACTTTTTAACGCGAACAAGCAGTTTTCTGCCGCTTCATTCACAACAACTCTGGATGGTGTTGATATTTACAAGAAGGCCAGCATTTACAATTACGATGGCACTGCATCGAACGAATTTGAGCTGACTTACATGGTCTTTGCAGTGGACGGCAAGGTGTACTTTTTGCCGCACCCATTTGAGCAGCCGTCCGACTGGAATAAGTGGCTGTTAACTGGCATTGATCTTGATCCAGACGTAAGTCGGGTAAACTTTTCGACTGCCACTCAAAATGCTACCATCAACGTGTCCGGCGACGTTACGGTAACGCCCTCGCATCGTATGGTAATCGTCCAAGATGGCATTAACCAGCCAGCGTACTGGGATGGCTCTAATTCGACTGGAGCGCATTCAGAGGAAATGCCAATCGGTTATTGGATGGCCTTTTCAGGAAGCCGTCTTTGGGTTGCAACCGGAAACGTCATTCAAGCATCTGATCTCGGTAATCCACTTGGCTGGGAAGAGCGTAAAAGCGGAAGTGGCAGGGGTGACTTCAGCGTCCCCAGGCCCGTGACCTGCATCATGGACTACGTCGGTCAGAACAATGACACCAGGCTGTACGTATTCAGCGACCGCGCAACGTATTCTTTGGCGTCAGGGATTCTGGATCGAACTCAGTGGGCCTCTACAAGCAATTTTCAAAACACGCTCTATCCAACGATCGGCTGCATATCTGGAAAATCGATTTGTTTTCAGGCGGGGATGATGTGGTGGTACAGTCAAGGTGGCCTAATTTCGGCTGACGTTGCTGCTGCGTCGTATCTGTCGTCGCAGGTGCTGTACAAAGATGTCGAAATGGCAAAAGCCAAGCGCCTAATGAGTTCAGACATCCACAACATCTGCTCTGTTTCGTTTGAAAACTATCTGCTTTGTTCCATTCCTTACCTTGAGCCAATTAACTCTGCCACAATGGTGCTGGATTATGCTCCGGCAAGTGAATGGAACCAGTCCAGATCGCCTGCGTGGGCTGGTGTATGGACTGGAATTCGGCCTATTGAATGGACAACTGGTGTAATCGAAAACCAGCCGCGAGTATTTGCATTTTCAGTCGATTACGCCTCTACAAACGACGGCTCTCACAACCATCTGTGGGAAGCGTTTACTCCAGAAAGGTACGACACCTATCTGCACATTGAATCCGACAAGGCAACAGACGTTATTCAGCGAATCTATTGCCAAATGGAAACTGGATTGCTTGGCGACTCGATGGACTTGAAACAGCTTGCTTATGGCGAACTGGATTGTTCCGAGATTTCTGGAACTGTTGATGTCAAGGTATCCTATCGAGGCACAAAAGGAACGTATCAGGAGATTCTAAACACAAGGCTTCTTGCTGCTGTTGAGGACTACCAATTTAACACGACAAAGTACGCAAAAGAGATTGGCAATCTTGGGTTCCTTCAAACGCAAACAAGACGACTTATCACCGAAAACGTAACCAGACCGAATCTAAATAGCTGCGAATCCGCTTTATCGCTGGATGTTTCAAAGGCTTTTTCTTTTTTGATTGAGTGGTGTGGATCTTTGGGCATCGAGTCTGTGCGAATGTTCCAAGATCCGTGGTCTGAAAAAAGCGTTGGATCAAATCAGCGGCCTGAATCTCAGTACTGCGTTGTGGGTGAAGATGGCACAACAATTACTGTGGATTTACCGCAGCCATCGAAGGAAAACGCATCATTTACACTTTCATCGTGGTCAAGTACTCAGACGAGAACCGTTAGGCTTTCGTGTCAGACTGCTGTTGTGGCTGTTTCGGCTACGGCCACGGCAACGTATGTTTCGCAGGTCAGTCAAGAGGACGCCGATACTCAGGCTGCTGCATTGGCAACGCAACAGGCCAGCAATGCCGCAACGCAGTACAGAAAAATCAACCCTTGCTAAACGATGCCAGACATTTCTGAAATCTCAGGTAGAGTGACCTTGTTTCCGAGCTTGTATGTAAGCCCGTTTGGAAACGATGGAACCATACCGCTGTACAGCAGCATCCCCATCAGAACTCAACTCGATGCTGAATGCCTGCCGTGCGTTGTTTGCGGGAATAGCAACACGCGCTTTGAGATCATCGAGCAGGAGGCGTTTAAAGTTAAGACTCCCATAAAAAATGAAATTACGGTATCATTTGGGACATGAGAACATCTATCGATTATCGTTTTGTTGCTCCGAACACTGAAGAATTTCAGCGTTTGCAGACATTTGCTGCCTCGTTCGATCACTGTATTGCTCCGGCGGCGCACACAAACGTATATGCCCATTACAAAGGCGATGTTCTGTTTGGGTATTCCGATCATGTTTTTTTGCCGATTGTTTATCCGGCCTTTCACCCGAAATTTACCAATCCGCGTGATGTAATTCAGGTAATGTCGGATTGGAAAACCCATACGCAACTCGCTGGTAAGCCTGGCGGCATTGGTGTGCCTCTTAATAACAAGACTGCAACTGGTGAGGATCTTCCATTCTCAGAGGCAGTGATGAACAAGCTCGGGTTGGTTCGTATGAACCGAGAACTTTACTTACCAAAATAACATTATGGGCGGCTCAACAACTCTAGTACCACCACCTCCAGATCCGACGCTCGGAATTGCTCAAATCAAGATGCAGATGGGCGCTGGACAAACTGCGCTCGAAAACCAAAACAGGCTGCTCAAGTATGCATCCGAGCTTCCAGTTGAATCGTGGACGGAAGACATCTGGGGCAAAGACGGCACGCAGGCAAAGGCCGAGCAGATTGCGGCCCTGAATTCGTTCAAGTCAGCACAGCTTGAGGCTCAAAACAATCCGGCAGCCGCTGAAATGCGGAAACAACTGCCGAAGATGTTGCAGGAAGATACGTCGCCAGGGGCTTGGGAAAAGCACATGCAAGACTGGGGCAAGCGCCAAGGCTTGATGAAAATGCTCGGCACGGGCCTTCAGGACTCTACTGTTGGCAAATCTGGCTACTTCGATGCTGCTACCGCAGAAGGGCAGGCGTTCCGACGCAACCAGCAAGCTGCAATGGGCGCTTATCTGGCGCAAAATGCCGCGCCTCAAGCCGGACTCGATCCTGCTTCGATTCTTGGCACAGAACAGGCAGTTAAGGCCGCTGGCATGCAGCAACGTGCAGAGATGCCAAAAAACATGCTCAACATGGCCGCAGGCAACGCGCAATCGACCACAGATTGGATTAACCAGATCATGGCATCCAACAGTCAGTTTATTAACGCTCATCAGGCTGCTCAACAAAACCAACAGCAAGCAATGATGGACGCAAACGCACAGAACAACGCATCCAAGAATGCAATGACCGGAGCAATGATTGGCGCTGGCGGAGCTGTGGCTGGCGGATTGATCATCTTCTAATATGGACAATGTATTGATAAATAAGACCAAGGAAAAAGCTCTAGCATGGAATGCTAGATGGCCGAATTCTGTCGTGCTGTGGAGCGGCGGCAAAGACTCAACAGCTCTGCTTTATTTTTTGAAGTTTGAGTGCGATATTCATCTGTCGGTTGTACAGTTTCGAGAACCTAAATTCAGAGAACGCTATGAGTACTCAGATCGGCTAATTAAAGAATGGGATCTTGAAGTGTTTGACTACGCTCCAGCCCGAGTTTCGTTGTCTGACGGTCTCGACATTGAGACTGGTGAGATGCGCTTTGATTTGCTGAAGCATTACCAGTGGGGTGAAAAGTCGGTTGTGCTGTCACTTGGCACTGAACGCCCAAAAGAAGACGAAAAGTATCTTTGTGGCATCGAGTACTTACGCCGACCCACGGGAACATTTAACTGGCCTTGGAACGCCGTCCATATCGGCACAAAAAGCAGCGATACAGACCTAATTAAAGGGCATATGCCGCTTTCGGTGGATGTCCGATACGCTGAAGGCTGCCCTGTCAGTCTCTATTTGCTGCGAGATTGGACTGACGAAGACGTATACATGTACTTGGAAGAAATGGGCGTCATGCCTGATCCTGATCGGTACGAAAAAACGCTTGGAGAGTGGCGGCACAAGCCCGACAAATCCAAAAATGCAGACTTTTTACCGACCTGCCTTAATTGCGTCGATCGGCATGCACCATCACATGTGCATTGCCCAAAGCTAAAGGCTACTATTACAAATGTCTCTCACTTAGCAACATACGAAGACTTGTCTTTTGCAGATGTTGGCGTAAAGCCAAGCTGGCAAAACGGTGTTGAATTAGCTTCAAAAAAACAATAATTTAAGATATGGGCGGATCACCTGAACAAATGCAGATGCCGGAAATGAATCAGGGAATTCAATCGAGTTCTCCAGAGTCTATTCCTCGCGAAGTCGCCCAGTACGAGGCCGACTTGTACAACTCACAGCCAACTGAGCAGGATCTAACAAAATCCGCTCACGATGCTGAAGGGACATACACCACAAACCCTGACGATCCTCGATCGGAAGAGTACAAGCGACTGAAGAAAGAACAGGAGGCCAATGCAATTCGTGCGTTTTTTTCAAACATGCCGCAGATGCAGATGCCACAGTCTCAAATGAGTAGGCCAGCCAACAACATGACTGCTGCCAGTCCTCAGGGCGGAATGGTTTTTAATTCTGGTCGCCAATGGAACATTCAATCCAACCGTCCAGAATTATTAGCGCAAGGAATCCAACAAGCCGCTTCAAGTATTGGCGGTGCATTTGCCTCGCAAGGCAAAAAAGTAAAGTAACAACTAACTGACTAAAACTATGGGCGGAGGAGGAACCACAATTACAATGCCAGCGCCGGACAACTCGGCTATTCTTGCGCTGATCGAACAAATGGAACAAGAGCAGGCTGATGCCAGAGCCGCTGCTGAAAAAGCTCAAAAAGAAGCCATGATCACTGCTCAAGATCAGGCTGCTGCTTTATCGAAAAAGCAGGGCGAATTTAGTGCAGCTCAGAATCTGTCTAGGCTTGAGCAGGTCGGCGCAATGAAGGACGCGCAGGCGCTTCAAAAGCAGCAGGAGCAGGCGTTCGCTGCCGGATCTCAGGCAACTGGCGGCGCGTATGATCCAAATGCTGTAGCGGCATCGCGAATGGCAAATCTTGGAGCGGCCTCAAGCACGCTTCCTAAATCTGCTGCAAATATGGCCGGAGGCGTTAACTCTGCCAAAAATCCAGCCCTTACAACGGCAGCTTCCGCAAAGCCACTTAATTCGGGGTACGCATCTTCAAGTGCATTTCAGCTTCCAAACACCGAAGGATTGATCCTTGGTGGGAGCTAACCAACCAAAAACTACAGAAGAAAGGATATAAAACTATGGGCGGAGGAGGAGGCGGTACTAGCGTCGTTTATGGGCCAGAATACTGGGCCGCAATCGAAGAACAAAAGCGAGCCGAGTTTATGACCAAGATTCTTGGTGAACAGGGCAAGCGAGATGCTGCGTTTAACCAGTTAACCACAGCTCGAAACGCAATGGATGCTCAGAATGCTGCGTATGGACAAATGCAGGCTGGAGTCGCTGCTGCTGCCGGAGATGCTGCAATGAGCAACCTTGCCCAGCAGAACGCCATGCGGACGGCATCTGATTTGGCCACAAGACAGGCTCAAAGTGGCCCTGTAGGCGGAACTGGCGGCACATACGACCCCATGGCTGCCAGACAGGCCGCGCTGTCGAACATCGGCGCTGGAACCGTTATGGCGAGCCAAGGCGGGGTAGCTGGCCCTGCATCTGCGTTGTCCGGTGGTAACACTGCTGCCATTACCGCAAACACCGGAGCGCCTCGTGCTGCGGCTAAGTACGCATCTATGCAGTCGGATGATCAAAATGGAGCAGTCAATCCAGCAGCTCGACAGACAATATTTGGAGGCAGCTAATGAGCCAAGACTTTTTCAACGCTTTAAGTAGTTACGATAGCGCAATCAAAAACGCTGATGCAGCTATAAAGGGAAACACGCGGCATGGCAGAACTACTTGGTATGAAGGAGGAGTTGCAGGCCATCAAAGCAGAGTTGCTGCTAGAGACCAAGCAATCCAAAACAAAAATAACTATTTAAAGGAGTACGTTGAAAAAGCGTCAAAAGACGAAACTCCCTATATGGGTGAAGACTTTACTCCAACGGATTGGAGTAAAAAAACTGCCGATTACAACGCTCAGATTGATGCCTTAAAAAGGCAAGGAATGGACTGGAATGAATGGAGAAGGCGGAACAATAAAAATCATCGCGAAGCATCTGGCCAAGGGTTCAGACTAAACGACGGCGTTCAAGCGCAGATCGATGAACTCACTCGCCAGCGAGACAATCTTCCGACGCTAATTAATGCTGAGAAAGCTGGCATCGGAGCAGCGCAAATTGTTAAGCAGCGAAACGCTGATAATCTAGCAGAAGATGTTCGTCTTCAAGAAATCGCTCAACAAAGAAACTTATTGGCCAGAAGTGAGCTTGGCAGGCTTAATCAAATAAACACTGAAGCTGACAAGCAGATTGCGGCTCAAAGATCTGGATTTGCAGCAAATGTTGGCGGCACCGCTGGTGGCACATTTGATTTAGGTAAACAGCGACAAATTGCACAGCAAAGCGTTGGAGCAGCCATGAGCGCAGCACCAAGTGCATCTGCATTTGCTGGAAAAGCCGCTTCTGTAGCGCCTACAAATCTTGTTGCTCAAACAGCAAATACTGGGTCACTAAAAAACATGCAGAATCAAAAGCAGGGAGTTGATGCGGCGATTGCAGCCAAATCCGCGAATGCATTTGCCTCTTCTGGATTTAATCTTCCGAATGTTGCTGGTATTCAAATAGGCGACAGTCAAATACAAAAATTTGGAGGATCTTAAAATGGCAATCACACCAACAGATTGGGGCGCTTTAACCAAGGATTACAACCAAAGGCTCAAAGACTTAAAGTACAGGCTGGACAACGAGCTAATTGAAGTTGGAGGCGGCTGGCAAGGTGGCTATTACGAAAATGGTGGCCCAATTAGCGGCCCTGTTGAGACATGGACGGACTCGGGCACTGGACAGGTGTGGGGTATAGACTCAGGAGGAGGTAGCTATGCAATGGGCTCAAGCAGTTTAGAAACAGATCCTGAACTTCAAGCTCAATACGATGCTTTATTGGCCGAACGTGACACACTTCCTTCCCGTATTGCTGCTGAAAACAAGCTCATTGAAGAAGAAAGAATCAAAGCCGAAACTGACGCTAAAAATTTAGCTGAAGACATTCGGCTTAAAGAAAAAGCTGAGTCTCGAAATAGAATGGCTAACGATACGTTGGCCAAAATGAATCAGACTCAGCAGGCTGATGACGCGCAAAAAGCAGCATCTAGAGCCGGAATAGTTGGTACTGGCGGAAGAGGTGTTGGCCCTGCTTACGACATTAAGAAACAGCGTGAAGCCGGACAGCAAAAAGTAGGTGCCGCAATGAGTGCGGCTCCTAGTGTGTCTGGATTTGCCGGAAAAGCAGCCGCAGTTAGTCCAGTGAATGCTACCTCGCAGACTGCTAACACTGGGGTGATCCGAGGTCTTAACAAAGATTTTGATTTAGGGCAGATTGTGACTAATCGAGCAAATGTTGACGCAGCTTCTGGCGGCGAATTTTCTGGAGACAGGTCAAAAGCTCCGAACATGGGCTCGCCAAACTCTTTCGTTCCTCCAAATACCCAAGGAATTCAGATTGGAGAAATGCCAATTAACAGATTTGAATAATCTTACTTATGGGAGGCGCAATTGAACATACTCCAATAGGTCAAGCGGTAATAGGTGCCTCAACAGGCGACGCGCAAAAATTAGGAACTGCTGTTGTTGATTTGTCTATTGGAAGAGACAGTCGAATTCAAAAGCAAATAGAGACTGAGCTGCAACCAAAACTAGATGCGCTTGCAAAAGAACAAGGCCAAATACAGTCAGATATTTCTCGGACAAATTACAGTTCCGATGTTCTTGCGGAAGATTTAAGAATTCAAAAAGAAGCTAACCAGAAAAATGCATCTGCATTAAATAGACTTAGACAACAGGAAAACAGTTTGCAGCCCGCTGTAAATACCGCGCAAAAAGTAGCGGGTGTTGGAGAGTTTAAACTTGGAGGCATTTCATCAAAGCCAAGTAATTCAGCAATTCCAGAAACAAACACAGTGGCAAAAACTGTAAACACTGGTAATATTCAGTCGGCATCTCAATTTAAGATGCCAAATACTTCTCAAATTCAAATTGGCGATCAGCAATTGAAGCTAGGAGGATCTTAATCATGGCACTATCAGTAGAAACGGGCGGCATCAAGCTGGCATCACCAATGGTTCCGCAGCTCAATCAGGCAAATGCGCTGGCTGGGCTGAAGCCGCTGTCGTTTACTGGGGGACTCCAGACTCCATTGAGCTTTCAAGCTCCGAGGCCGTGGAACATCGCTTCCAATCACCCAGAGGCCATCACGGCTGGCGTTGCGTCTGCGGCAAATACCATCATGGCCGCGTACAAATCCAAAAAGGACGAGGAACGCGACTTGAAGAAGATGGAGATGGAGGCAAAGAAGTTTGCGGAAACAGAACGCCACAACAAAAAGGTTGAAGAGGCAGCTTTTAAGCGAATCGAAACGGTGTTGCCTAAAGGAAAAAAGGAACAGGAATCCGTAGATTATTCCGATGATTCTGGCGCAAGCCAACGCAGCCGCAGTCAAGTCGTAGATGATACTGAAGACGACGAAGCCTACCTGCCAACGGGTGGCATTCCGTTGGATAGCGGCGAACCAACCGAGTCTTTGGTGGTTCCAAAATCTTACAAAGGCAACGATTATGGCCGCGACTTTAGCAAAGCTCCGTTAAAGTTAAATTTTGACGTTAGCGAAATCAAGTTAGGCGACAGAGAACTTGGAGCAACAGTTGTTAGCGCGGCCCCTACAAAGTTGGGGGTAAACATTCTGCCTAGCAGCATTAAGATTTCGCAGCAGCAGACGCAACCCCCAACCTCAATGGCTTTGGCCGACGCTGCCTTTCCGGTTCCAATAGAGCCTAAAACTCCTGTTGAAAAAAAGGAATCTCCTAAAGCGGTTGAAGCGCGAAGATCTAAAGGCGAAGTAACGCCAGAAGAACAACAGCAGACTCTCTTGTCTGGCAACGAACAAGTTGAAAAAGATGCCAGTGGAATGCCAATAATTACTCAAGAGGCCGCAGTAGGTGTTGCTAAATCCACAAGAAATGCACCTGCCCCGCTTGCGTTTACGCAGATGTCATCTCCACAAGCAATTTCGGCACCTGCACAGCTTGCGTTAAGAAATCAGGAGATGCCAATGTATGGCCGAACTCCAACCGAAGAAGAACAAAAAGCAGTGCATAACTCTGCTCAAGAAGCGCAAAATTATGTTTCTAATTTCAACAGGAAATTTGCAGGAACTGGAAACACTGCAAAAATTGTAGGCGAAATTCCAAAGTCTAAATCTAGATTAACAGGAAAGCCTCAATGGCGTGTTGGGTATGATTTTGATCCGACAGTTGCTGAAAAAAGGGTTGAACAAAAAACAAAAGACGAAGCTGCCGCAGCTTCATTGGCGTTGCAGAAAAAGCGCACAGAAAACCTTGTTGAGCAAAAGCTGCAATCGCGGGCTAAGGCTTGGGAGGTGGAGCCGATTGCGAAGCTGATGGAAACACGACGCGATGCAATGGCGCGGTTTTTGGTGGCAGCAGATAGAGCCTTAGATCCAAAGAAAACTTCCGAAACAAGTCGTGCTGTTGTAGATCAAGAAATGAAGGATTTGTTCGTTACGTTTGCTACCGGACGAGTTCCAACGGAAGGTCAGTACCATGAAATCAATACGGCGTATCGCGGATTAATTCCATACATCGAGAACAAATTTAAAAAAGCCATGACAGGCCAAACTCTTGATGAAAAAGACATCAAGACGATTCGGTCAATGATGCTTGAAACGTACAATGCTTCTGCAAGAAACGTAAACAATGCGCTCGGCATTATTAAGGAAGACTTGATTGCTGATCATCCAGAGGTTTCTGAAAGGAAGCACCCAACTCTATACGCAATTCTTCGGTTGCCTGAAGAAATTGAACCTGAAGTAAATGCGGCAAGAGAAGAAGCAAGAATTCTTTGGAATAGCGGAGACAAAAAAGGCTCAGAAAGGGCGCTTGATGAGTATAAGTCTTTGATGGGAGAACTTGAAAGAGCCAGAAAAGAAGGCGCGTCAAATGCTGAAGAGATTAGAGAATTTAAAAAAGGCACTTTCCCAGGCTTCCACGCTTGGAGATTCGGAGGCGCAGCAGAAACTCCAGTAAACAACCCACCTCAATAACTGTGGACAACGAAATTGAAGATTTTGATACGTTTTTTAATAGGTACACTAAGTCTGACTCGCCAGACGGTGGAATTGCTGTTGCTGATAAGAAAACTTCTAAAAAGAAAGACGACGAAGACAGTTTCGAGACGTTCTTCCAGAAGTATACTGGCCAACCAGCAACTCCAGAGCTTGATCTAAACGTAAGTCTGTCTCGATCTGAGTATAAGCCCGTAGAACCAGCTACAATTGGCTCTGGGCCGCTTGGATCAGGTAATTTCATCAAGCCTGCGCCATCAACGCACGCGACCGAGATTGATCAGTTTGCTGGCATTCCTTATGCAGACACCGAGCAGCGAGAGTTTGCTAGGACACTATTCAAATCTTATTCAGATCCCGAAAAGCTAAAGGAGATTCAGGAAAAAGTGCCGTGGTACATGCCTACGGACACGCAGTTAAAGGTGCTTCAGACTCGGGACAACGAGCGTACCACAAAACAGGTGCTTGGTGATATGGCGTCTGTCGTTGCGGACGTTTCAATGAATGCGCCAGGTATCGTTGGTGACGTTTTGGAAGGCGGTTATGGAATTGCAAAGGGACTCGGTAAAGGTGCCCTTGCCGGACTGGACACTTTAAGTGCGCCACTCATGGCAAGTGACGCCAGAAAAGCCGAAAGATCTCAGATGGTTGACGAGGGCATTCGTTCTGGCCGCGTGCTTGCGGACGCCGCGTTGCTTACCGGAGAAGCTATCACTGACTCTGCAAAGCGGATGATTAAAGGCGGCAGCTCTTACATGGACTGGGTGCTAGGCAAGACTGGCAAACGGTCTGAGGAAGAGCTTTTTAACAACTACAAAGCCCGCTACGCCGCCCGTGTTGCGGATAACGACGCAAAGGAAGTGAACCCTGCTGTTTTGGCTCGGTTTACAAAATGGCTGTCCAATCAGCAGTTTTATGTTCCGCCAGAGGACATCGGTTACGTTGACCTTCCGAGACCGGAAGAGGTGGCTGCAATGGGGACGCCTGTTGTGCGCGATTTAGGTGCTGCAATCATTGGACAGTTCACTCCATCGATTGAAGAGCGGCTGGCACGCCATAATGGCGACCGAGCAGCGGCGGCTCTTGAAAAGCAGACTGAGGATATGTCTGCGGCAGGCTCGATGATCGATTCGGCAATAGAGAACGCTAATCGATTGGTTGAAGATCCAAAGCAGATTGGATTCGTTCAGATTACAACTCCATTGCAAGAATTTGCTGTCGCTGGAATGGTCGCTAAAGGTCTTGGCGCTGGAGTTAAGGCTGGCATTCAAGGAATTCGCGAGGCAGGTAAGACCGCAGAAGAAATCAGCGCCCTGAGAAGCGCGGCAGCAGCTAGTGCGCTTGGCAAAACAAGAGATGCTGCGGCCAGCCTTGAAAAGGCCGGAATGCTTGAGCGTCCTCTTGAATTCCTTGCTAAGGGAATTGAGAATGTTGGCGAAAAAGGGGCAAAAGCGTTTGAGTCTTTGCCAGAAGGTGTTCGTCCATTTGTAACGCATGGAGCAGCATTAGCTGGGCTTGGCGGTTTAGGGGCCGGATTTGGCTCGCTGGTTGACGAGGAAGGCGCTGGCGTTGGATTAGGATTACTTGGATACGGAGCCCTCAAAGGGCCAGGCATTGCTGCCAATTTGCTGAAGGCGCGGCGTATGAGCGCGGGCAAGATTGGCATGCTCGAAACAGCGCAAATGATGCCGGAACTGCGAAAGGCAACACAGCGCACTGCTTTTGTTTTTGGCGGAAAAGGCGGAGACTTTTTTATTAACAATTCAAAGGACTTTCTTAAAAACCAGATTCAAATGGTTCCTCTTGCGATGGCACTTGGTGTTTTTAACGACCAAGACGCAAAAGGGATGGTGCAAACAATGGCTGAAGGTGGAGTGCTTGCGCTCGGCCATCAACTTTTTGCAAAAGCACTAGGCAAAGATCCGACTGCGATTGAGCGTCAAAGAAAAGCTCGCAACATTGCTGCCGAAAAGGCACTGATAGCTGCTTCTCCAGAGCATCGCTCAAACGTAGACAACCTGAATTGGGACAGGGTTGTTGAGCAACGTCAATCGATGGCGCAGGCAATGGCGGAAGCACACGCTAGGGCTGCCGCTGAAAACCCAGATTCTCCACAGGCTCAGTTTTTGTTCAGTGAAAAACAACGCGCTCAGAACCTGTATCAGGAGGCGCTTGGTGCTTCTGTTGAGACTAGAAAACGATTTGCTGAAGAGATGCGCGGCTACTTTGCCGACGCTGAAGCGCATGTGAATGGAGCGTTGTCGCCTGGGTCGAACACAAAGATCGAGGTTCTTACGAGCGAACAAATCAAAGAAAGGCTCAAAAACAACAACCAAGCCCCACTAACGCCTGAACAGCTTGAGCCATACATGTCGCCAGGTATGCGAATCTCCGGTGGACGACCCACTAATCGCCCTTGGTTTGGCAACCTTCAAGACCAGATCATCATTAACTACGACAAGCTCGTTAAAGACGCACGCTTTAGTGGCGATGCCCTACCAACAGTGCTTTCGCATGAAATTGGTCACGATCTATGGAAGCGCAATGAGTACAAAAAGCTAATGATGCCTGTGTACATCGAGCTTTTCGGAAACGAAGTTCGCGATGAAAACGGAAACGTAATCACAGGAAAGGCTGGCGCGTACAGTGATGAGCTTTTGTTTTCGATGTACGGCGATAAGTATCTTGCAGGCAGAACTCCTGAAGAAGTAAAGGAGTTTGCTGTAGCGTCTAACTTGTGGGACGCCGAAAACAACACGATAAACAAGCCTGCTGCGGTGCAGTACATGAAAGAAGAGGTGCTGGCAGACGCAAACACAGGAGATTTATTTGCGCCGCCGGATTCCCCTTTGCGATCCGCTTTGAAATGGGCTGAAGCAAAAGCGACAAACGCTAAACTTAAAAACGTGTTGCGTGCGCTCAATACAATTGGGGTTGACCCATTTCAAGCTCAGACGACTGGCGCTGTTTTCAGTCCAGAGGTCAGAAACATGGTGCGTGAGGCAAACCGCCTTATCGAAAAACACAATGGTCTATTTGAGGATGTAGATCCCGAGAATCCAAACCCAGAGCCAGTTATCACTAAAAAAGATATACTTGCATCAAGGGATCTTCTTCAAAAAGTTCATTCCGACAGCGGCAAGTTTGTTACGACGCCATCGCTGGTTGTTATCGATGCCGACGGAACAGTGATTGGCAAGCGTCCAATCACGACTCCAAACGTGTTTGAGGGACAGTGGGATTACAATGCAGACGAGCTTGGAGAGGTTAAAGCAACACGCAAACGCGGATACGGGCCTCTGCCACCGGAAGCTGAAGGCATGAACATTCCTGACGGGGCCACTGTCAGGGTTGAGCGCGAAATTGCATACGGTAAAGATGGAAAGCCAATCGAAAAATCAAACAGTGAGACACGCGATTACATTGCAGCGCGGGATGAGGCAATACGGGCTGCTATCGTGGGAGCGGCAGACGGCACACCTGGCGAAGTAAAACCGTTTACAGCTTCCGGCATGTCATTGCGTGGAAAACTTACGCAAAAACAACGAGCGGCTATTATGGCGCTTCCAGAGTCGATGGTTTCGCTCACCACTAAAGAAAAACTGTTTAAGGTCATGGACGCCATCGCCAAGGACGATGGCAGCCGCCTAAACGTCATTTACTCGGCACGCCTAAACGACAGGGGTGGATACACGCCATTTAGACGAGAAATGCGTGACTTTACGCCTGTTTCTGTGACGTTTTCAAAAGACGGTCACTTTTTAGCAAACACATTTTCGGTTTCCGGCTTGAACCGGAAGTTGAAATTGTGGGAGCAGCACATGCCAGGGAAGTTTGCCCCGTGGAACGGCAACATGGAGGCGTTCAAATCCGACTTTCAAAAGTACCTTAGAAACTGGGAACCCATTTGGGAAGACGCCGACGGCAACAGGCGGCCACGGCCAGGTCAAAGCGAACTCGATGCCAACCAAGAAATCGCGATTGCAAAGAAGAATGTCTTTAACGATCTGATTGGAGTATCCTCGGAAGAGTACAACCCTGAACGGTCAGAACTGCCTCGCAAAAAGTTTACTTCAGCGCAAAGGAAACGCGCAAAGCAGTCTGATCCGAACACAATCTTCCGCTCGTACCGCTTGGACGCAATGGAAGAAGTTCCGCTGGATTCTCCAACGACGGAGAAGTACCGGATCGATTACGGATTGGCCAAAATAAACTTCATGCCAGAAGGTGCAGAGGGCGTCGAAGGCGTTGAGGGTATCAGGGACGTAAACACTGCCGCAGAAGAGCGGCCAGAAGCGCGAGGAACGACAATCCTGTCGAGCAATCCGAACGCAACAAATGCTATCTACGTTCCGCCAACCAATGAAGGCGTGCGTTTCCGGCCCGAAGGAACGACCGATCCAACCATGATCGAGGACGGCCTCTACTCGCAGGCTGGGCGCGTTTTGTTGAACAAAATGCCCAACCGTGCATCTGCCGCGCAGTTGAAAGGCATTCTCGATCCACAGAAAGGATCAGGCGTGAAGCCGGAGGAGTTGAAGTGGAGCGGAATCAATCAGTTCATTGATGCAACGCAGGCAGAAAAGGGATTTGTCACCAAAGAGGACATAGCTCAATTCTTGCGCGACAGTTACGCTGCAAAATTTGAAACGCAAACAATGCGGCAAAATGAAAATGTTTCAAAATTTGAGGTAAGGTATGATCGCGAGACTGAAACCTTCGACACATACGAGGATGCCAGAAAAGCAATGGAGGATGGGATAAGAAATCTGTATTCGACTCTTAAAGAAGATTCAGATCTTTACCCAACAATGAGCGAAACAGGCGAATGGCAAATCACTGATTCTGCAACTGATAAAATAGTTGACAGATCTAGGCTCGATGATGGTAGTTACCACAGATTTGAACTAAGCTACGAATCCGAAGAAGCGGTACAGGACGCCATTGATGAGTTTATTCAGTTAGACGCTGAATCGATGGTTTCTTTGCGGGAAATAAAAGGCCAAGATCCAACACAGTATTCTGGGATGTACACGCTTCCAAACGGCAAAAACTACGAAGAAACTGTACTTCGCATGCCTAGCGTTAAATACACTTCGCGCCACTTTTCTAATGTTCCAAACTATGTTGCACACATGCGAACAGCAGAACATGGAACTGGATTGCTGATTGAAGAATTGCAGAGTGACTTGCATTCGGATGCTAGGAAAAAAGACAAAAATAATCAACCTATCGGATACAAAGAACCTGTGCCTGTTGAAGAGTTTTTGCCAAAAATGGAGCAAGATCTTGCTGGCTTAATCAAAGAAAGGGATCGTCTTTTTGATCAATACACAAAAGCCGGAAAAGAGCTTCGATCTATGCCGCCTGATTTTCTTACTGAGGCGCAAAAAGAAAGAGCAGACTTATTAAAAAGCATTCAGGAAAATTATGCGGACGATAATTACGAAATTAATGCAGCAATCGATGGAGTAAAAGAAGATATTGAAGCTCACAAATCAGGCAAAAAAGTTTCGTATCGAAGCGGCATTGCAGACGCTCCATTCCGCAAAGATTGGTCGCTTCAATTGTTTAAGCGTGCGCTGGCAAAAGCTGTTGCAACTGGAAAGGAATGGATTGGATGGACTGACGGAAAATCGCAGGTTGATCGATATAGGTTAAGCAAACAGGTAGATGTTATTAACTATGATCCTGTCAACAAAAGGCTGGTAGCCACAAAAAATGGACAGCGTGTTTTTGAACAAAAAGATGTTTCTGAAGAAAAACTGTCCGAGTACCTCGGCAAAGATTTAGCCGTTAATTTGCTGCAACCAGAAACGCTCAATGGAGCGGGCAATCACGAATTGTCTGGAAAAGATCTAAATATTGGCGGAAAAGGCATGGAGGGCTTCTACGACAACATTTTACCAAAAGAACTTGGTAAGTACGTCAAGCAATGGGGAGGGAAAGTTGAGAAGAGTAATATTGAATCTGGCGACCTCAACTTAACCTCTTGGGAAAGTTGGCATTTAAAAAATTATGGGCAAGAAGTTGATGCATCTTTGGATGATGCAACAATTGACGCTCGATACGCACAGTACGAAAAGTTTTTAAAAACACCAAAAACCATTCCAATTTGGAGCGTTAACATCACGCCCGAGATGCGTTCCGGCGTTGAAGCGGGACAGGCGTTGTTCATGCCGGATCGCCCGACTCGCGGCATCAACATCAACGACAAGGGACAAGACTTCACAGGCCAGATTCTGAGCGGTGAAAAGACGGTTGAAACACGCGATCAAAATCGGTCGCTGAAACCGTATGTGGGCAAGCGCGTCGGTTTAATCTCGACCGGAGTAGGCCCAGCAATGCTGCGCGGGTTTGCGGACGTTGGCGAGCCTGTCGAGTACAGGACTCCAGAAGAGTTCCGCGCCAATGAAGGGTTGCATCGCGTTTCAGAAGGCTCTAAGTACGACATCAAGACAGGGCAGTCTAAGTTTGGCTACCCACTGAGCAACATCGAAAAACTTCCTGAGCCAAAATCAGTTCCTGTAAGCGGACGAGTTGCATCAAACATTGAAAGCATTCAATTCAGTCCAAACCAACCTCAACAAACAAACATCAATGACACCAGAAGAAGAGATAAAGATTTTGGGATACGATCCGAATCAGCCGGAGACGGAAGAGGGCCAAGAACGGTTAGAGGCTATTCGGCGCTTGCGGGCGCACCGAATGTATATGGCCGCAGCGGGCCTATTGAAAAAATCAGCAGAATCGCAGACCAGTACGCCGAAGACAGAGGAATCCCAATCCGCAAACAGGCCGAGTATGTAAAGGTTGACAAAAAGCGAGCCGAACGCATTGCAGAAGCGTATGCGGCAATGCCACATGACCCTCAAAACCCTGCTGTAAAAGAGGCGTATGAGGATCTTGTAAGGCAGACTAAAGACCAATACGATGCACTCGTAGACAGTGGCTATGAGTTTTACTTCATTGATCCAGCAAATGATCCATATGAAGCAAAGCCGTGGAAGGCCATGCTTGATTTGCGTGAAAACGAAAGAATGGCTGTTTTCCCAACTGAAGCTGGGTTTGGCAGTGGCGACACAGATCTAGATGTTTCTCAAAACCCATTGATTGGGGATAGCGGATTAAAGTGGCCGTTTGGAAAACCTGACGGCCCTTTAAAGCGCGTGACTTGGAATGACATATTCAGAGCAGTACATGATGCATTTGGTCATGGAATTGAAGGGGCTGGGTTCCGAGCAGACGGCGAAGAAAACGCATGGCAAGCACACGTTCGCTTGTTCACTGGGCCAGCCGTTGGCGCAATGACATCCGAAACTCGCGGCCAAAACAGTTGGTTGAACTTTGGCCCGCATGCTGAGAAAAACAAAACAGCATCTGTGGAGGAGACTGTTTTTGCGGATCAGAAAACAGGATTGATGCCTGAATGGACATGGCAGGAAGGCGTTTCCGAAGACGAACCGTTGCTTGCAACTAAACCTAAACGTGGCGCTCTTGAAGATGTTCAGCTTGATGTTCAGTTCATGGCTGAAAAAAAGAAAAAGTCGCCAGCAGAGAAATTGCAGGAAAAAATACGAAAAGCAGAAAAGATCGATGCTGGAGACCTTGTAAGCCTTCCTGTTCTTCAAGAAAAAGAAAAGGGCAAGCTGAAGTTCGACAAAAACGGCGATCCAAAAATCATCGAAGAAGGATACAAGCTGCTAAACTCTCCAGAAATAACGAAGTTCTCTGGTGGAGTTGTTGAGGATGCAACACTGCCAGAATGGGACAGCTTGGCCTACGATGTTCCGAAGAAGGCTCAAAAAATGATTGAGGATGCAATTCTGTCCGGCGCAATTGATGCTGTTGTAAATCGCGCTGTAGAGAAGACTGCGAAATACCTTGAAAATCCAGAAATTGCAGCAGGCATGGGATGGTATTCTCGCATGCGTGAAAACCTTTTGAACGCACTTGGCGTTGAAAAACGAGAGATACTTTCACAGTTGCTCGGAGCAACCTCTGCAAAGACTCCGGTGAATGAAAACTTCCTACAAGCGATGGACGCTTTGGAAGGCATTCTTTCTGGAAGATACGACTCTAATCGCAAATCATATCTCGAAATGATGGCGGCAGAAGAGAAGGCCGACCTAAACAGCCTGATCAAAAAGGAAAGGTACGTTGAAAAAATTGAAGACAAAATCAAACAGCTTGAAGTTGATGCCAAAAAATTAAGCGGCAAAAAGCAGAAGCAGGCGAAAACTGAGATCTCAAAGCTGAAGGAGTTGATCAGTGTTCCAGAGGATTCCAGAACTAAAAAGCAGCGGTTGAAGATTGCTGTTTTTGGCGGCGACATTATGCCGCTTAGATCGAACGGTAAAAAATTTAATGCGAACAGCATGGCGGTGATGAAGGTCATTGCAGGGACATGGATAGACAACAGGAAGGCACCAAAGACTCCGAACTTTGCAGGAAACCTATCTGGCCGCACCGTGCAGGCCACGATTGATGTCTGGGCTGCGCGTTTCCTGCGTCAAATGCTGTACGAGAGAAGCGGCAAACCTTGGAGGATTCAACCGAAGTCTGAAACTGGCGTGACCAATCAAGACTTTGCCTTGGGCCAAGTCATCATGGAAAGGATGGCCAAAAAGCTAAAGATGAACCCAGATGACTTGCAGGCCGTTCTGTGGTTTGCTGAAAAGGACAACTGGGAAAAACAAGGCTGGACAAAAAATGAAGGTGCAGAGAAATCTTCCTTTGATGAGATCTTCCATAAGTTTTTTCCGAAAGGTAAAAAGCCTCTCACTTTCAAGGAGGCAATGGAGATGTTTGCAAAAGAAAAAACAGAATTGAAGGAGGCTGAAGAAACCTATGAAGAAGACGACGAAGAATTCTAGTCTTATCCAAGACGCTCAGGCGTATGTTGAGGCGATGAAAAGTCTGCCGATCCACCAAGAGCCTGTTGATCCAGACTTGGAAGAGGCATTCCTGTTTGCAGAGAACATCAACGATTTGTTTTCTGATGAGGATCGAGATTAAAGCGGTCGATCCATGTAACGCATCACCCGCGTGGGAGTGGCTGCCAGACGGTGCATTGAAGGTCAAGGTGCCCGACTGGGGTGGCCAAGTGGGATTTGAGCGCCTGCTTGGGTTGCAGGGCATCCTTGAGGCTTTATCCTGTGAGGCTACCGAGAAGGTCACCAGCGAGCTGGCCGATGCATTAAAGCTGGATTTGAGCGCCTACAAAAAGTGGGTGGAGAACGCTGGCAAAGAGGTCTCCGGCGCTCATCCGCCCATGCCAGACATTGTTCGCGATGGATCGAGGTTTTGGGCAGAGCTGCACATGTTTGCGTTGCGGAACGACAGGAAGCCCCGTGCAACGCACAATTGGTTTGTCGCTTGGTACGAGGACATCCCGTTTGATGGCTGTCCTTGCAAGGAGCATGCAGATGCGTGGCTGAATGTAAACCCGCCTGACTACTTGGCGCTTTTTGACTGGTCAGTAAAATTTCACAATGCAGTAAACGAGCGCATTGGGCGTCCGGTGATCGCGCCCGAGGACGCCAGACGCCTCTGGAGCAGCCGCCTCTTCTAGCTGTTGACCAGCGTTGCTGTTGCGCCTATTATTTCGCGATCCATAAATTTATGCGGCGCACAATTAACCATCCGGCTTTTCCGGTTCACCCATACGCAGGCGACCTTCACAACCCGCCAATTCGCGGCAACACTGGCATGGGCATCCGAGACTTTTTCATGCAGGGCACCATCGCTGGTCTTTGCCAATCGCTCGATAGCTGGTCTTTGACCAGCGAAGACGCTGAAACTTTAGTTAAATCCGCCGCGTTGATTGTCGATGCGGTCATGCAAGAGAGAGAAAAATGAAATCGCAATCGTCGTCCGCATCACTCAAATTTACTACGCCCGAGATCCGCACCAGTCTAGGCACTGGCGGCCCTAAGCGCATGCCACTGGAAGCCTTCAATGAGGCCGAGATGGCCAAGGATAAGAAGCGCATGAAATCAAAGTCTTCAGTTATGAAGTCGGCAAAGATGCCGAAAGTTAAACCATCCAAGAAATCCAAGAAATGAGCGAAATCGATCACACAAATACCGAGACAAAAACAACAGCTCCAGAAGTAGATCCTGTGGCGCAAGTCATTGACGGCGTTGACATTTCAACAATTAAAAGGGACGACGTTTTTGCAGACATCATTCATCAGAGCAAGCTGTTCAGCTTCCGTTTGATGGTTGCGTGCGGCCTGCTGGAACGCATACTCATTCGCGACAACGCACCAACAGATGAAAAACAAGAACCCACAGCTTAAACGTCAGGTTGCAATCACTGAGACGCAGCAAATGCTTCGCGAGAAGCTACATCCTGCGACTCGGAAAAAAGCGATTGCAAAGCTGGGCGGCCTCTCAAAGGCAAAGTGCTGCTGCAAATGAGTCAGTCAGAGAACCTTTTCAAAACCTATCCTCGAAACGCGGCTGGCAAAGGAAGCCGTCCGCGTCCGGTGGATAAACTTAAGTTTGCCAAGAACTTTCCAAAGTTCGACGCATCCGAATTCAGTGGAAAACTGAAATCTTCAAAACGCGGTAAAACCACATACACATACAATTGATCCATATGGACATACATCGATACATGTCAGACATCGGAAAAAAGGGCGGCTCAGTCAAAAGCGCGGCCAAACATCGGGCTGCAAAGCTCAATGGCGCAAAAGGCGGCAGACCTAAATCCAAGAAGGACAACGACAAAGCGATTGTTGAAAAAACAGTTGCTTAACCAAAGCTGCTTCGCTTTGATGGTGGCTCAATGAATGAATTAATTGATCAAGCAGTTCAGGCGGGTCTTGCTACGTTCAAGTACCCGCTCACGACAGTAACAGCACGCGCTTACGGTTTGTACCGTGGCTGGTGCATAAACATCCGGCCAGTACTGGAAGCGCACGATGTCATCGAGGTCGAGAGTGAGTTTGCGTTTCCGCTGCTCAATCCCGAGACCGAAGCGGCCAGTAAGACGTTTGTCGAAGCTGGCAAGATCGATGGCGTACTGCGGTGCAAAACCTCCGGTGCGTACAAGGTGCTGGAACATAAGACGACCAGTGACAGCATAGAGCCGGAAAGCGACTATTGGGCGCGGCTCGTGATGGACACACAGATCAGCAAATATCTGCTCTCATTGCGTCAGCGCGGCATCGATGCACGCACGGTGGTTTACGACGTTGTCAAAAAGCCAGCACACAGGGGAACCTCTATTCCGATTTTGGACGAGAACGGGCTCAAGGTGGTGCGCGATACTTACGGCAATCGCATGATGACGAAGGATGGCAAGAAGTGGCGTCAGACAGCCGACGCGGATCTTGGCTACGTTGTGGACGCCCGAGAAGAAACGCCGGAAGAACTAGCATCCCGCGTCTTCGATGCGGTGATCAACGACTCGGGCGCGTACTACGTCCAGAAAGAAATCCCGCGCTCGGACACTGAGTTGCTGGAGTACATGAGCGATGCGTGGGCTTTCAGCCAGCAGATATTGCACTATCGCCGTCAGAACATCTGGCCGCGCAATCCGAGCGCCTGCACGCAGTTTGGAACGTGTGAGTTTTTCGACCTGTGTGCCAAACGTGCGGACGTTGACGGGATCCGTTATCGCGCAAAATCAAAGGCGCATGCAGAGCTAGTGATGGAAAAGTCCGGTGACCTTGAATTACTCACCAATTCGCGGCTGTCCGCGCTCAGGAAATGTTCGCGTTACCATTACCTCAAGTACGAGTCACCGACCGAGCGGGTTGGTGAGGAGAGCGAAGCCCTTGCGATCGGAACCGCATTTCATCACGCGGCAGAGGCGTTCCTCAGAATTTTTGTAGTGAGTCAGTAGTCAGTCAACCATAGTCAACCATTAGTCAACCATACATACATCCATGAGTATCCTATCGAAAATTAAACGCGGCGGTGAAAGCCTCCCGCCACGCATTCTCCTTTCCGGCCCTGAAGGCATTGGAAAGTCAACATTCGCAGCTAACGCGCCATCGCCGCTGTTTATTAGCCAAGAGCAGGGGCTGACTGGTCTCGACCATGTTGCCCGCATCACGCCTGAGTCTTACGCGGATGTCGTCGCAACAGTGGACGAGTTAACCAAAGACGCTGGCGAGTTTAAAACCCTTGTGGTGGACACAACCGATTGGCTGGAACGCTCGATCCACGCTTTTGTCTGCAAGCGGGACGGTCAGCAAAACATCGAGGGTTATGGCTTCGGCAAAGGTTATAAGGTAGCCGAACTGGAGTTATCTACATTGCTCTCAAAACTCGATCTGCTGCGCGAGCGCCAGAAGGTCGGGATCATCCTTTTGAGCCACGTTCAGATCAAGACGTTCACGCAGCCAGGGGGCGAGCAGTGGGACAGGTACGAAATGAAGGGGCACAAAGGCATAACAGGCATCCTGCGCGAGTGGCCGGACGCCTGCTTGTTTGCGGTTTATGAAGTGTTCAAGTCAAAGAATGCTGGAGCCCGAACCGAGAAAACCATCGGCGGTGGTCGGATCATCCACACAACTTGGTCACCAGGGTGGGACGCCAAAAACCGACTATCGCTACCAGACACCATCGACCTGTCATGGGACGCATTTTCGGAGGCTGTTGATGCTAACAGTCCAGACAAACTCCGCCGCATGTACACCGAGCTGCTCAAGTCCGCTCAAATGGAGGCTCCAGTGCGAGCTAAGTGGGAAGCAGTGAAACTAGAAACTCTGTCAGCAGACCGCATCCGCGACGGCATCGCGAAACTTCAGAAACTCCAAAAATAAATCCAATCCATGAAATACCTCGATAAGGCAGGAACATACATCGCCAACGTCGAACCGACCTCTTTTGGTTGGTTTGACAAATCAAGTAAGGGCACGCCATCGATCCGCTTGAAGCTGGTCATCGCAGAAGGCCCAGAAACGGGCAGGTCAATCGACTATCATGCGTGGCTGTCTGATAACGCCGTGGATAATAGCATCCGCACGCTTGCAGAGGCGTTTGGATGGGACGGCGACCTCATATCGCTGCAAAACGGTCACGATCCGTTTTCCGGCAAAGATGTTGAGATCGTCGTCGAAAACGAGTCTTACAACGGCAAGCTGCGGACGAAGGTGCGTTGGCTGAACGCGCTCGGAGGCGGCAGGAGTGCGGCTGCGGGCATCGATTCAAAAGAGGTCGAGAGTCTTGTTGCGAAGCTCGCGAGGCGGGCAATGGCGATTGCGAAGGAAAGCTCCGGTGGAGAACAGGCATCGAGCGCACCAGCCGCCAGACCGCAGCCGACAGGCCGCGTAGTCAAGGCGTCTGATCCGATCGAGTACCAAGACGACGACATCCCGTTCTAAGCATGACGACGCGCCTCAACAAAAAAGATGTGCGCGAAACGGATCGGGTGGTCTGCTCCGAATGCGGGCGGGCCATCTCCGGCAAGCGCATCCGACAGGGCAGCGAGGTTGTTTGGATCGTATCCAGAAACCTGAGCAACCCAAACTTGAATGTTTATCGTTGCGCGGACTGCGAAGATGATCGGATGATCAGCAGCGTCCCCCGTCACCGATGAAAGCTGCCTTCACCATCCCTGTTTGCCCTAAAAGCCTACAGTTTTCAGGCAAGCGGGTGATGGTGCGGCACGGCAAGCCAGTCTTCTTCAAAACGAAAAAGGCCGTTTGGTTTATCGACCTAGTGGCCTTATTCTCGAAAAGCCACTTACCTCCAAGGCCGTGTTCTGGCCCGATCAGGATGTCGGTGGTTTATGTGCTGGAACGTCCACAGGCGCTGTCCGGCAAAAAGCATCCACAGGGCCGGATCGCGCACACTAAGCGGCCTGACTGCGACAACCTACAAAAGGGCGTACAGGATGCGTTGAAGGGCTTCTGGGAGGATGACGCGCAGATCTGCGATCTGCACATAGTCAAGTTTTACGCAGCCAAGGGGGAGTCCCCAAAAATTGAAATCAGCATAGAATCGATCGATGAATCATTATCCACATCACATAGGCGACTGGAAGTCGGCAACGGGGCACCTGACGCTGGTTGAGCGGGCGTTATACCTTGCCCTGATCCACCACTACTACGACCAAGAAGGCCCGATCCAGCACGCGGAATTGCCAGCCCTGTGTCGCAAAATCGGCGCTCGGGCCGAAGACGAAATCGCGGCAGTTGACGTTCTGTTGGGCGAGTTTTTTACGTTCGCGGACGGCGCTTGGCACCATAAAAAGTGCGATGCAGTGATCGCCGCTTACAAAGCCAAATCCGAGGTCGCCAAAGCAAACGCAGTGCGTTCGCACGAAGTCCGCTACGGTAAACAGCGCAAAAAGCTAGCGTCCGCTAGAAACTCGCTAGCAATTGGCCAGCCAGAATCTGGCGGATCGGTTGCTAACCATAAACCAATAACCAATAACCAAGTTAATAACCCCCCTAACCCCCCTCAAGGGGGGGAATGGGTTGGGCTGCCGCCGGAGCTGGATACGCCGGAGTTTAAAGCCTGTTGGCTCGATTGGCTTAAGCACCGGAAAGAAATCAAAAAGCCCGTTGCGCCGACCGGACAGGCGGCAACGTGGGCAAAGGCGGTTGAGGCCGGAGCCGAGGCCGCGATACGCGGGATGCGGCAGTCCATGAGCGCCGGATGGCAGGGCATCTTCATCGACGCCAAGGCCGACAATAAAGCAAACAAAAGGAGTAAAGAATATGCTGAATCTCAAGACGTTCCAAAGTTTTAATGCAGAGGAAATGGCAGCCAGAGAGCGCGAAGCCGAGCAACGGGCGCGGACGGTTAACTTGGCTAAGTATATGTCCGAAAGCGGAATACCCAAGCGGCATCAACTCCAAGCCGAACCGACTGGAGATGGGTGGCTCGACCTGTACCGCCGGATGAGCGAAAAGCTCGGCACTGGAGTGGTGCTGGCGGTTGTGGGGCCGCGTGGCACGGGCAAGACGCAACTTGGCTGTCATCTATCGAGACGGGTGGCAGAGGCGGGTAGAAGGCCCGTCTACACAACGGCGCTGGGGTTTTTCTTGGAGGTCAAAGAATCCTTCAGCTCAAAGACCTCGGAACGGGCCGCCATCGACCAGTTCGTTCGACCGTCGCTGCTGATCATTGACGAGGTTCAAGAACGTAACCAAAGCGACTGGGGAGATACATTGCTAACCCACTTGGTTGACCGCAGATACGGAGATATGAAGGACACAATTCTGCTGGGTAATCAGACGCCTGCCGAATTCATAAAGCATGTTGGGCCAAGCATTACCGACAGAATCCGCGAAGGAGGCGGAATTGCGGAGGCAAACTGGGGTTCATTTCGGGCTCAGAAATAAGAAAATCAAAAAAAATTACATCGCGTAACATCCGCAAATTGTGGGTGTTGCGCGTTTTTTTTGGTTTATTGCGAAAAAAGTTGTTGAGGCTTCGGTTGGGTTATGGAAGATTGGTCTCGTCAGTAACAACCAACACAAACACAGACATGAAAAAACAAACCGTAAAACACACCGCAAAACGCATCGCAAAAGGCCACTACGCTTACCGTGGTTACATTATTAAATCATTCGATCAGAAGTGGCTGCTCGATCCTGAGCTTCAGGCAGTCGTTTGGTATGTATATGGCATCGGCAACGATAATCCTCTCGAAATCGCTTTTAGTTTCGGAGACGCCAAATCCTTCGTAAATCAACTGCTTGTCGGTTGGGAAAATAATGAGCGCCTTACAGCAGCCGCCCAAGCTACTCCAATTGCAAACGATGACCTTGGACGCGAGTTCCACGGCATTGCAAACTAAGGCCGAAACGCCTTCGGGCGTCTGGCGGTAATGCCGCCACTGACGAGGCCGTCAGAGAACCAACCAACCAAACCTACCCACCAATGAAAACCACAAAAATCTCAGGATACTCCGTTGAAATCTCCATCTGCGACGACTCCACCCAGTGCTGGATTGAAAAAGGCAAGTACGCTGCAAGCCTCGCGGCTCTTCAGGATACTGGCCTCCTTGAAACCACACTTGGCGGCGAACACACCGTGAATCCCGACACCATTGATCGGATTACGGAATGGGCCGAAGCCAACGGGTACTAGAGGCCGAAACAGGGTTCCATCCCCTGTCTGACCCGTAATGCGGGCACTGACGAGGCCGTCAGAGAACCAAACCAACCAACTTATCGATCCATGAACGACTACACCATCACACGCATCAAAAACGACGTAAACGGCAACCCGCGCCGCGTTATCCACTTCCTCGCGTTCATCACGGACGCCGACCGCGCAGAACGGGCATCGCAGAAACTGATAAGCACCGGAAGCCTTTACGACCTCGCGCTTTGGAAGGCCAGAAAACTTGGCGGCAAGAAGTTTCACAACCGCCAGTACGGTGGAGGCATCGCCTTCCAAGCGTACAGCGACGACGAAGTCTACGAGCTAGTGGCTCGGGCGCTGGCAAAAGCAGATAAAATCGCCAACGGATAAAAAAGTTCTTGCGTGCCGCTTGGGTTATGCAAGAATGCCCGAGTCAGCAGAAACCACAACCTAACCAACGCCATGACAAAGAACCAAGAACTCGAAATCCTCCGCAAGGCCATTGCCGACCTCGGCACCGCATCCTACCTCGGGCCGTGGCTGGCCAGCGTAACGTGCGAACTGGAGCGTGACCTGATGAGCGACTTCATCCCGCTGCTTACGCTGGCGGACGCCCGCAAGGCTCAGGACGAGCTGCTGCACAGCGCACAGTCCGCTGCTGCGACCACTCGCCAAAAGGCAGAGCGTGAGGCCGACCAGATCAAGGGGGAGGCCATCAAAGAGGCGCAACGCATTCGGGCGGGCGTCCGGCACGACCTGCAAAAGGCACTCAACTCGATCCTGTAATCACTAACCAACCCAACACCATGACAAACCGATACGAATCAAACTGCAACACCTGCCGGACGCACGTTCCGGCAGGGGCCGGAACCCTGAGCAAGCGGACGCGGTTCCGCCGCACCTTCTGGCTGGTCACCTGCCCAGCCTGCACCGCCGGAGGCGATGTGGCGGACGAGCCGACCGCGCAGCGGATCAGCCGTGGCAACCGAACCAGCTTCGCGGTTGTAACATCCACCGGATGGGTGGGTTACCGCAATAGGAGCGGACGGTGCGAAGACGCACCTTGCTGCGGATGTTGCACGTTTTAAGCGTGTTACGAACGCAGGAAAAGAGAGTCAGCTTCGGCTGGCTCTTTTTTTTAGTCTAAAACATCAAAAAGCGACAGGATTTCAGGCTAATTTGCGGTGCTTTTCAAAAAAATGCGTTGTGTAAGTGGCTGTTAAATCAACGTCTTGCAGAAGGGGGAAAATGATTTTTAAAAAAAGTAGTTCCCAGCCTGCTTGGGTTATGCAAGTATTAACTCGTCAGCAACAACCAACCAAAAACCACTATGAAAGCAACAAACTACGGAACCTGCCAGATCTGCGAAAGCACCCAAAAAACCGACGCTCGCACCAATCGCGTGGCCAAGCATGGCTACACGCTCGCTTGGGGCTGGCAGTCGGGTGCTTGCTTGGGCTCCGGCCACCTTCCTCTGGAAGTCTCCAAGGCATACGCTGAAGCGCAACTGGAGAGCTGCAAGGCCGCTGTCGCAGCATTCAAGCCGACTGAATGCCCTGAGCGCACGGTCGCCAGCAGATGGGAAGCATGCCCAGCAGTGACCGCTTGGAAAGCCGAGCAGCGGGCACAGGCTGGTCGCAAGCAGTACATCACTTGGACAACCGCCCGCCTCGCGAACTGGGCACTAAAAGCGCAGGCAACCGTTGACGAGGTTGAGTCTGTGCAGGCCGCCGCAAAGGCAACCCGCACCGGAATCCGCGCTCTGAGCGGCGCTGTGGCGCTCGCAAAACGCGATCTGGTGAAGTTTGGCGAGAAGTTTTCCGACGCAGCAGATCAGGCAATTAACGGCGCTTTGTATGCTGAGCGCAACGCCTTCTGGACTGCATGCGCCGCCAACAACGACTGCACCTCTGTCTGGCCAAAATCGCATCTGCTCGTGAGCATCCCCTACTTCGCAACCAACCGCGTTGCAAAGCTGGTTGAACTGGCACAGGCGAGCAACAACGCCGACCTGATCGAAGGCGCAGCAAAGCTCGGGTTGCTGAGCGCCGCATACGAAGCCGCCAGAGCCGCCTACGAGGCCGCGAAAGCCTAGGCAATACCAACAGGGCGGGGTTCGATCCTCCGCCCTTTAACAACCCTTTAAACGCATTTATGAGCAAAATCAAAACTTGGAAACAACTGCTGGCCGACCCGCGTGTGCGGTCGGTGCATTGGGAAAACAACGACGGCGAAACCTCGGGCGGCAAGCGGTCGCTCAAGGATGTCTGGATCGAGCTGGTGGAGGGCTGGAACTGGGAGGGGTGCCAATGCGTCCATGAGTGGTCAAAGGCCGATGCCATTGCAGCGTTCAACACAATCAGTCAGGCAAAGTGATGCACCATTACGTTAAACTCAACCGCGCTGAAGGCGGGTACTTTGTTGAGACTTGGTATTTCCGTCAGCACCGGAGCTGGGTCACCCAACTCCTGACCGATAACTACGACCAGCTTGGGGAAGCTGTGTACTCCGGCACCCGCGCCGGAGCCGAGAAGGCCCACCAAGAGGCTCTGGAGGGCGTTCTAAAGGCGCTGCCGCCCAATGTGCCGCCGATGATCCTGCGGAAGCTGGCCTGACCGAAGTCAGCGATTTGCTGACAAAGGGCAGCGTTTTGCTGACCGAAGTCAGCGTTTTGCTGACATCACGAAGCGTTTTGCTGACGGTTTGCTCGATTTACGAGACAATCTACAGAGTAAATGAAGATTTTTGAAAAAAGATCTAGCTATATCGGTTGGGTTTCGTAATGTGTTCTCTGTCAGCCAACCTTAACCATACATCGATCAAATGAACCAAATCATATTCAGCGACTTAGGCGGAAACCTCATTTACATCACGCATTTCGGCATCGCGACCGGAGACAAAAGCGGGTTCTACACGCTACGCGCTTACGGCACAAAGCGCCGCTTTGAGCGCACAGAATTCGGCACCGTTGAATCCGCAGGCGGGGCAGAAGACACCAGCGTGTACATCAAGAATCTCTCGACCGACAAAGCGCAGGCTCTTGAAGCGGCCAAGGCGTACCTGAGCGAGCATTACCCGAGCGCCAGATTTGACGGCGTCGTTAACTTTGACTTGGACGAGATCGCCCGCATCAGCCGCGAGGAATCCGAGCGCCGCGCTGCCGCCGAAGCCGCTCGCGTGGCCGCTACGGACTTCAGTTTCTTTCAAGGCGGTAAGTACGCTGGCCGCGCTGTAAAAGACATTCTGGCCGAAGATAAGGGCTACTGCGAGTGGTTTGCGGGCAACTGGTGGAGAAAAGACTCGGACAACGAGCGCACCGCCGAAATCATAAAGGCAATTCTCGCTCCTGAGCGTGAGGCTGAAAAGCAGAAGGAAGAAGCCCTTGTGAACGAACTGCGTTCCGAAATCGGAGTATCTTTGGAAAGTTGGGAGGACGGGCATTGCGGTTCATTTTGCCGCAGCATCGCTCAGGAGCTTGCCAGAGGGGTAATGCCTTCTGGGCGCGGACTCGCGATCGTCCTTGAAATCCTCGCCAAGTGGGCTGGCCGGACGGGTAGCAAGGCGTTCAAAGCTCGCTTGGCAGAGCTGCAAGCCAAGTTCGCATAAGCGGCGGTTCCTGTCCGCGCCTGACACTGTCGGGCGCGGCAAGGAGCCTCTGCTCCACTTGAACAACCTATAAAAAGCATCTTATGAACAGCATAAAACTACGCAAAGGAATGAGGATTGAAATTCCCGTTCACTTTAACGCATGGATGATGGGCGTGCGGTTTGGAACACTCACCCAATACAGAAACGGGAAAAATGGATCTTCTGATTTTTGGTTTGTGAAAATGGATCATCCAGACGTTAAGCGTCGCGTCAAACTATCGCGGCTTGATTGGGAATACATAAAGTTAATCGACTAGGTTCCCGAGCTGGTCATCCCTTGGGTGGCCAGAGGGGAGCAAAGAAACTCCACAACCAATAAATATATGAACTACTGCATCGAAATCGAAGTCAGACACCACAAAGCCACCGCCACGCTTCCAGCTCGGACAAAGATGAAGCTGGTCGAACATAACAAGACGGTCATTTTCCCGTTCGATCATGCGCTAAATTCAGCGCCAGCACAGATCGAAAACACGCTCAAACAATTTGGCATCGAGCCAATTTGTGCGATTGCAAGAGAGTGGGGAGCAATCATTTGCGTCAGTGAAAACTTTCGTCCTCGCGTTCGCGCTCTTTTCCCAATCTAATCTGAACCCTATGAACACAAAAAAACACACTACTGGATACACACTGTCCTTCTGGGCAATGGTTTACGCGGATACGTTCGCGTTGCGGGCGTTCAGTCCAGAGCTTTCTATCACAGAGGGGCTCGTGATCATCTCAATCATCCTAACGTCGCTTTACTTCGCGATGCAGGGCAGCCTTCAGATCTTGGCGGGAGGTAACCGTGGGAACTAATTACAAGCCCGTGGCACGCATTCAACGCTCGCCACAGGAGTGGCTTGAGGCCATTGAGGCGCTGCCGGAGAACGTCCAGCCCTACATCGCGAACGTCGTATGGTGGGACTTTTTCAGCAACAATATGGTCAACGATCGCTGGCCACATCTGGACAAGTACATTTGGATGAAGCCAGCGGTGTTTTCCGAGTATCCGCCGCAGCCGGAGCTGGTGGCGGGAATGATGGCCGTTGGCTATCCAGAGGCGGATGCACAGCGTCGCTGGCGGATCGTTCTTGATCCAGAGTGGAAACCAAAACTTGTTTCGAGGTTTTTATGATGCAGATGAACCTGTTCGCTGAACCAGAGCAGCCTCAAAGCAAGATACTGGTCATCGACTCTCACAAAGGCGGATCGAGGCTTTCCGGCAACCTGCATTTGCTGAATGCGAAGAAGATTGCCGATCACTTAGGCGCTGATCTCATCTGGTCTTACGAGGGAGTCAACGACCGGATCAAGTCAGGTTATGAGGTCATCATTTTCAACCATGCCTCGCACTATTCGTTTGTAGATTACAAGTGGCTGGAAGAAAGCCCGAACGCCAAGTTGTTTTACATCACGAACGAATACAACCTCGGAGAACCTCGCGCCCTGTGGATGGCCGTGAAGCGCGGGCGCAAATACAACGTCATCGCAAATCATCCGCATGAGCCCAGCAAGATCGTGATGAAGTACGTCAACGATTGGAATATTCTGAACCTGAATTCGCTTGCGTATTCACCAGCAAATGCAGGTGCCGCGAGCAAAAGCGGGATCATTTATCACGGCTCATTCCGCGCTGACAGAGCAAAGTATTTCAGCAAATACTTGAGCGCAGATGTGGTGGTCAGCACGCATCGGAAGAACCGTGAAAAGTTCTTAAATGCCGGAGTCAAAACAGAGAAGTTCATCAACCGAATCAATTGGGACAGAAATGAGCTGTCTCAGTTTCTTTGCTCGCTCTACATCGAGGATGAGAAGACACACACGCACTACAATCATTTGGCGAACAGATTTTATGAGTCGCTCAACTGCGGTGTTGTGCCGCTGTTCTCGGACGAATGTCGCAACACCGTGCGGCTTTCAGGATACCAAGTTCCACAGGAACTGTTTTTCTCAAGCGCCGACCAGTTGAGCGATAGGTGTAATTTTGTTGCAGAAAATCAACAACGCATGAGCAGCTTACTGACAAGCTGGGGCGCTTGTGCGGCAGAAGAAAAAACCAGCGTGTTACGCGAAATAAACAACATAATCAGAAAATAACATGGGATACATCGACAATATGAACGCGGATGTCCGGCACTCGTCAGAATGCGACCTGATGGACAAGATTGAGGAGCTTGAGGCCAAGGTCTCAGTCCTCTGGAACCAACGTAACAAGGCGCTGCAATGGGCCACGCACAGCCAGCAATGCTCATTCAACCGAGCCGAGACGGGCAAATGCACATGCGGGCTGGAGAACTTCAAGAAATCCATCAAATGAATCACGAAATCACACGGCAGTGGATCAACGAACGGCTTGAGAGCGCACTGGCCCCAATCCAGCGAGTCTGGGCGCGGGCGATTGCAGACCTCGTGGAAGACTTGGATGGTGAGAAGCGCGAGGAATACCAACGGGAGGTCGCCATGAGGCAGGCAGAGGCCATAACGAGGATAACGCAGCAGCGGGACGATCTTCTGACGGCGGCGCTGTTCCTTTCATTGCGGCTGCGGGCAAAGCTGGTGCATGACGACATGGCGGCGACCCCTGGCGATCGCGTGGCCCTGCTTGAGTTTGATCAAGTACGGCAACGCATCGAGGACGACCGGAGGCGTGACGGGCAATGAACTACTTTCACAAAATGGAAGAAATCAATGAGCGGCTGCGTGCGCGAGTGAAGGAGCTTGAACACGAGCTGCTCACCATCCGCATTCAGCGCGACCGCGCAGTGTCGCTGCTGGAAGATCCGCAGCCTTGGGAGTACATTTGGAAATCAACCGCAGAAAACCTAATCGACGAAATTTATCCATGAAAATTACACAAGCAAAGCACGCCAAGGGAGCCATGCGCTCGCACCTAGACATTGAACGTCCGGTAGCAATAGACAGGTCGCCAAAGGGGCTCAATGGCGCACTCAAAGAGGCCATGAAGAAGCTGCCGAAGCCAAAGACCAAGCACCAACGCAAAAAGGAGTTTAGGACATCGGTGTTTAAAGAGCAGAGACTCACCAGCGCGAAGAACATTGAACGATGGCTGCACAATGAGGCGCACAGCATCATTGAGACGCCGGAGAACCGCCGACGCAACATGATCAGGGCCGCGTACAACAATGTCATCCGAAAGGAGAACTATGCGAAGAAAGCCGCAGGTAATCTGTGACTGCGGACGCATGCACGATACAGACGCGGTAGAGGCGCTGATGATCGTCACCGATTTACAGGACAACGAGCTGATGACCTTCCGGTGCCCCAGCACTGGAAACGAGAAACGCAGTTACATAATCAACCGCCGTAATGACTGCGAGGTCTGCGGCGAAAAGCTAACACCCGACCTGCTGGGCGTACTCATGTGCGCCGAATGCGACAGCAAACATGCTAATCCACATACAAATCACACCAGAGATCCTCACTGAGGCCACTGAGAAGGCCGCCAAGGTGCCTTTCCTGACCGAGGGCCGTAACAGCCCCGAAGACAAGTTAATCGGCGCACTGGGCGAGCTGGCGGCGGTCAGATACCTCAATGCCGAGCCAATCACCGACAACGTAGATTACGACATGATCTACAGGGGCAAGACCATTGACTGCAAGAGCCTCAAGACCAATGTTGTCCCCAACTTTGCCCACAGCGGGCATGTAGAGGCCCGCAACACGCTGCAAGCATGCGATTACTACCTGTTCACGCGGGTGCTGTACCGCAACGGACAGCCCCACACGGTGTACATTATGGCCTACATGCGGCCTGCGGGCTTTTATCAGAAGGCGCACTTTGTCCGCAAAGGAACCCGAGCCGCTTGGGGCTATCTGACGCACGATGACCTGTACGAGCTGGAGTACCGACGGATGCTTGACCCGCAGCGGATGCTACGGCCCGATTGGCCGCAGGTAGATTCAATGCAGCAATTGCTCACAGAGGCCCGAGACACCGCACGCACGCTGGTAGATCCAACGCCGTCAGAAACCCGAGATAACGCAGTAAACATCGTGAAATCATGGAATTAAGAGACTTAATTGAAGATTGGTGCGAGGAACACGCGCCAGATGAGCCGTTGCTGTTTGCCGACGGCTTTGACGCCGCATTCATTGGCGTTGGATACAGGGCCGAAAGTGAACCCGTGGTATGCTACGACGCTGACGAATGCATCCGCATCCTGATGCTGGAGAGTAACATGTCTCCAGAGGAAGCGGCTGAGTACTTTGACTTCAACGTGGCATCTGCCTTCTTTGGGCCGAAGACACCGATGTTCCTCAAGCGATTTAAATTGCCCCGACCAAAATTCTCGCGTAATTAAGCTGCGCCGCATGATGTGCAGGGAGATCCTGCATTCAGGGGTTTTCG